GTTTCCCAGTCACGATCGATTGAAGCTAATGCGAAGCTCAAAAAGTCTGAGGAAGACTTGGAGGAATCGAAAAAAGAGCTCAAGAAAGCCAAAGCGCTAGCAGAATTGAACGACTCTGAAAAAGCGTTCTACAACTCGCTAGAAGGTGATTCAAAAGACGATTTTTTGAGCAAGTCTGCAACAGACCGCGCTTCTCAAATTGAGATGCAAAAAAGCGATAATCCTGTTGTTTATACTTCAGCTAATGGTGATGAGTTTAGAAAATCTGATGACCCGCGATTAGTTGATATGGCTAGGCGCGCTGATGCTTCTGAGAAAGCCATGCAAAAAGCGCTTGAAGATCAAGCTAATACTGTATTTGCAAAGCGTGCATCTGAAGAGATGGGAAATATCTCAGGCTCTGATGATGAAAAAACGGCTTTCTACAAGTATATGGATGGTGCTCCAGAAGAGGTTAAGGGTTTTGTGTCAAAAATGACCAAGGCGCTTAATGATCAAAATGGCGAGCACTCTAAAGAACACGGCGAAAAATATACCAAATCTGAAAAAGGCGTAGAAGACGCTCAGCAAGAGATGGAGAAAAAAGCCACCGAATATGCCAAGGCAAATGATGTTCCCTATGAGGATGCGTTTTCCGTGGTGTGCAGCCAAAACCCACAGCTTTACACAAAAGCCTACTCATAAGGGGTCGCTATGACTATTGAATGTGTACGTTCTATTTCGATGACTCCGGTGGCCACTGCCGTTGCTCATCGTGTTTTTGTAACTATGGTGGCCAATGCAGAAGTTGATACTGCGGGTGCTGGTGCTGATGCTGTAGGTGTCACACTGATGGACTCTCCAGCGGATGATCAAACAGTCATCCCTGTAAGCTGCCTTGATGGCTCTATACAGGAAGTTGTTGCAGGTGCGGCTATTGATGTTTCAGCGGGTGCTGTGGCTATTGCCTCTAATGCAAGCGGCCAAGCGGTTGCCGCAACCACTGGCGCCAAAATTCTAGGCTACGCCTTAACAAGTGCTACAGCTGCTAATCAAATCATTGAATTTGTATCAGCTAAAGCAGCCGCTGCAGCGCCTTAATAGGAGGGCCAACTAATGTCACAAACTAACCCAAATTATTCAAGAGTTCGCCCTAATAAAGCGCTGACAAACTTCTCGCAAAAGTATTTGCAAGATCAAAACGAGTTTGTTTCTTTGCGGGCAATGCCTAACTTGCCGGTGGGTAAGAAGTCAGATTTGTACTATATGTACAACATTGGCGACTTTAACCGAGCGCAAGCCAAAGAGCGGGCACCTGGCACTGAATCTGCTGGCGGCAGCTACCGCCTTTCAACTGAACCTTATTTTTGCCGTCGCTATGACTTTCACAAAGATATTACTGATGAGGATCGTGTTGAAGCTGAAAGCCCTATTATGGTTGAGCAGGATGCCTCTCAGTTTGTAGCGCAGAGTTGTCTTGTGACTCGTGAGAAGAAGTTTGCTGAATCATTTATGGATGGAGCCAGATGGGGAACCGATAAAACTGACGCAACGTGGGGTGACCCATCGTCTGAGCCAGTTGTTGAAGTTCGAGATGCTAAGCGTGCCATTAAGTCTCGCACTGGCATGAGAGCAAACAAAGCCATTATCGGTGAGCCACTGTATGATCTATTGCTTGATCATCCAGCCATTTTAAGTTTGATGGATGGTGGCGCAACGACTGATCGATTAGCTATTGTTAATCGTCAACGATTAGCCGCTATATTTGAGCTTGATGAAATCTTTGTTATGGGCGCCGTTTATAACGATGCACAAGAAAACACCGATCCTGATGTCAGGGATATGAAGTTTATTGTTGAAAATGACATGCTTCTTTATCACGCTCCAAACTCAGTTGGTGTTAATACACCTACCGCTGGCGCTCAGTTCTCTTGGACTGGCTTGCTTGGTGGTGGTCATGGCCTTCCTAACAACAGTATGCGCACCAAGAAGTTCAGAATGGAGCATATTGAGTCAGACCGTATTGAAGGATCTATGGCCTTCGATTACAAGGTCACTGGCAAAGATCTTGGCTACTACTTCACTAACGCTGCTAAAGCTAGTTAAGTTTATAGCGGGGGCAACCCCGCTTTTTAATGGGGGCATTTATGCGCAGAACACCAAGAGCAAGATTGCGACATATTGAGAAGTTTGTGGTCTTAATGCCCATAAAGCTATCAATGAAAAAAACATTAGCTATTGGCGAAGAGATCGCGGCTAATGACTATGATTTAAGGCGCATTATTCGCTGGAATAAAACCCGCCACATTGAACCTGTTGGCACTCGTTATGCCAATTACATGATGGATAAATATGGCCGCATGAAAGAGCGTAACAAGGCCAAAAAGGAACCAGAAATTATAGTGACCGATGCACCGGCTACGCATCGCGAGCGACTATTGGCCATTGCCAAAAGCAACAATATTCGAGTCGATAAGCGATGGAATGATGAGCGCTTAGAAAAAGAGCTATCTAAATTCATTGTGAATGAAGACGATGGCTAGCTTTCAGATAAAAGCCATTCGTGGTGATTTTGAAAAGTTCGCGACTCGGGTTGTCCAGAAAGTTGTTTTGAGTGTTAACGGAGAACTCATTAAAACCACACCAGTTGATACCGGTTGGGCAAGATCAAATTGGATACCTAATATTGGTCACCCATACGCTAAGCCGGCAGGGTCAAGAATTGAGGCTGAGATGGGCACACTTGATTTGTCACCTCAGCAAAAAGGCACAGCCAACATTGCCACAAAGTATCACTTAAATGATGGCACGATTTATATAACAAACAATGTTTATTACATTAAAAATCTAAATGATGGATCAAGTAAGCAGGCACCAAAAGCCTTTGTGCAAATGGCCATCGAAAACGGCATTAGAAAAGTCAAAGGCATAAAACAGGCATGACATACAATGATGCTGTAGCAGCTATTTACCGTCGACTCCAAGCGAATTATAGTCTTGATGATGATCGAATTATCTTTGATGGCGATGGCGGTGAAGAGCCTGAAGGAGGTAATTGGGCTCGACTTACGGTTGTATTTGAATCCTCTGATCAGTCGACATTAGGCGTTAAAACTAATAGAAAATTTGAGCGCTTTGGCAGAATATTGACTCAGGTTTTTACGCCTGCGGAAAGCGGTCGATTGGAAGCGGATTTGCTAGCTCAAGAGGCAAATGATTTATTTGAGGGTGAAGAGTTCGAAGGTGTGACTGTTCTATCATCCGTTTGCAGACCTGTTGGCCCAGATGGTAAATGGTATATCATACTGGTTGATTCTGAATTCAAATTTGAAACGATAAAATAACTGGAGTGGGCTATGGGCCGCGTCTTAACGAACAATACAGCTTTGTCATGGTCTATCGAAAACACCGAGAATGACCCCAATGATATTGGTGAGCTACAGCCTATTCCAAAATGGTTTGCCACTCAGCCAAACACCTATGGTGAGATTGGTGCGAATATTACCACTATTGCCAGAAGTCCAATTTCACAAAACCGCCAGCGCCAAAAAGGCACCATTACCGATTTGGATAGTGGTGCAGAGTTTGAGGTTGATACCACAATTAGCCATGCCACTCAGTTTATGGAAGGCTTTGTTTTTGCTCGCGCTGTTGGTGCTGAGCAATATGTTGTTTCATCGATAACATCGAATGCCTTTGATGTGGATAGCGGTTCTGTTTTAGCGGCTGGCACTTTGGTTTACTCGCGATCATTTCCAACTCTGCAAAACAATGGTTTGTTTGTGGTTGGTGCTGGCGCAACTGATACCAGTGTTCCTGTTAATGCGACATTGACCGATGAGGCGGCAGCGGCCAATACTGAGCTTTCTGTTGCTGGTTTTAGAACGGCTGCCGGTGATTTGTCTGTTGATGTGACTGGTGGTGTCACCACGATTGCTAGTGTTGCAGGTATTTTTAATAGTGATGGTATAGGTTTAATGCCTGGCGCTGTTATATTTATCGGTGGTGATGCGGCTATTAATCGGTTTTCTAATACTGCCAATCTTGGCTATGCTCGTGTTATGTCAGTTGCTGGCGATGGCTCGAGCATTACTGTTGATAAGACTAATACTGTATTTGTCACCGAGGCAGGTGCTGCTCAGGAAGTGGATATTTTTGTAGGTGAGTTTATCCGCAATGTACCTGTATCCGATGCTGACTTTTTAGAGCGTAGCTTCCAGTTTGAGACAACATTCCAAAACCTTGCCAATGATCCTTCGGGTGATGCTTACGAGTACTGCAAAGGCAACTACTGCAATACGGTTGCCATCAATGTCCCCTTGACCGACAAGTCAACCATGAACTTGGCTTTTGTGGGTTTGGATACTGAGCCACCAACAACAACACGTAAGCAAAACGCAGATTCGGCAGTGATGCCCAATAAAAACGGGGCAATGAATACCACTCAGGATATCGCGAGACTGCGCATTACTGAGCTTGATGGTACCGGGCTAACTACTGATTTCAAGAGCCTTACATTAACCCTCAATAACAATGTTGCCCCTGAGAAAGTTCTAGCCAACTTAGGTGCTAGATATATGAACTACGGAAACTTTGAGGTGACTGTTGAGGCTGAGCTTGTTTTCACTGATGCGCGTATTAGCCAAGCGGTTAGAGATAACCAGTCATTAACCATGGATTTCTCGATGCGCAATGATGATGGTTCTATTTACTTTGATATCCCATCTATCACATTGGGCGGCGGCTCCAAGTCTTTCCCTGTTGGCGAATCTGTTACAATCAGCTCAACCAGTGAAGCCTTCGAAGACCCTACATTAGGCACTTCGATTGGTGTCACTATATTTGCTTACACTCCAAAAATTTAAAGGTTATTGAATGTTTGATTTCTCTCATCTAAAAAAGCAAGAAGCCAAAAAAGATAGCGCGGTTGAGTTTGTTATTCAGGGCGTTGAAGGTGACTCAATTCTTTATGTTAAGCCAGCATTACCTGAATACAATCCAGCGTTTAGAAAGGCTGTCTTATCCATTGCCGAGAAAAACCGAAAGCTTCGCAAGAAAAATGATGATGAAGAGCTAGATTACGATATTTACTCTAAAACCATTGTTGTTGGTTGGAATGGTGTTGTTGATGCTTCTGGTAAAGAAGTTCCATTCTCTGAGGATGTCTGCAAGGAGTACTTGAAGGCTATTCCTGCTTGGTTATTCACGGATCTAAAAGCCTTTTCTCGTGATGTTGAAAACTGGATGGATGATATCGACACCGAGGAAGCCGCAAAAAACTCAGAGAGCGCCTAGAGTTTGAGCTCAGATTCAATCGAGATGGTTACTCAATTGAATCAGGCATAGCTAAGGGGAGGGCGCCCCCTGAATGGTTTAATGATAGTCCTACATACATTGAAAGTGATGATATTTATTTATTGGCGTTTTGGGATTTAAACACCACGCGACAATTTGGCGAGTTTATGGGTCCAATCCCTTGGCTTGCAATAAACCAATATTCTGACGTTCATGAATTTGATAAGCAGTTAAAACTGCACTTTATTCAAATAATACGAGAAATGGACGCGGGCTATCTGGATTGGCAGCAAAAGAATAGGCCAAAGGCTAATGACTGACTTCAAGATAAATATCATTGCTGACCCAAAACAAGTCAATAAAGGCATGGACGCCGTTGATGATCGTTTAGAAAAGACTGAAAAGAAGGCTGATGGTTTAGGCGACTCTTTAAAAAGGGCGTTGGCCTTAGTTGGTATTGGCGCAACAATCAGGCAGTTGGGTAAATATGCCGATACCTACACCAATATTCAAAATAGAGTTCGCGGCGTAACAGATTCAATTGATGAGTTGAATGTTGTTACCAATGAGCTATTCGATATCTCTCAAAAGACTAGATCAAGCCTCCAAAGTACAACCGAGTTGTACACAAGAACGGCACTGGCAGTTAAAGAGCTGGGTATTAGCCAAAGGCAAACACTCGAGTTTACCCAGTCTTTAAATGAGGCTGTGGTACTTTCTGGAGCAAGTGCCATTGAGGCTGAGGCTGGTATTGTCCAACTTGCTCAAGGTTTGGCGAGCGGCGTGCTTCAGGGTGATGAATTAAGATCGGTGCTTGAGCAGTTGCCAGCAGTTGCTGATGTTATTTCTAAGTCGCTTGGCGTTACTCGCGGTGAATTAAGAAAGCTTGGCAGTGAGGGTAAGATCACCGCCCAAGTTGTTCTTGATGCATTTAAAGAGGCAAGAGAAGAGCTATCAGAGCGATTTGCCAAAACGGTTCCAACACTTGGCCAGTCATTTCAAGTGCTTCAAAATAGCATCATAGTGACAGTTGGAGAGCTCGATAAAACCTTTAAGGTTAGCGAGACACTATCCAAAGGAATATTGTCCCTATCTCAAAATATCGACACACTTGCTAGGTCATTAATAGTAGTTTCCGGAATCATTTCTGTGTACCTTGTTAGGCGTGGCCTTCTAGCAGCTGTCTCTGCTGTTAAGGCGCTAACGGTTGCAATAGCAACAAATCCGCTCGGTGCTATTGCTGTTGCTGCACTAGCTGCTACTGCTGCCGTCTCTGCCTTTGCTGATCAAATAACCATTACAGAGGATAGCCTCGTTACTGTTGCTGATGTGGGAAAATCCGCATTTGATGAGCTGTCTGTCATAGCAAGAAGCTTTGCTGATAATTTTGGTTATTTTATCTCTGGTATTGGCGAGGATTTTGGTCTCGAGCTCAATGAGGTTAAGTTAGACTTTGAAAGCTTCTTAAGATTCAGCGGTACGGTTCTTGATACGCTGAATGGATTATTTAGAGGGGCTTTCTTTGCGATACTGGAAACATTCTCAAACCTTCCTACCGCGCTAAAAGCTTTGTTTTTGTCTGCCATGAATGGTGTTGTTGCTGTTGTTGAAACATCAATTAATACCGTTGTCGATGGCTTCAATACTTTGTTTGATGCTGTTGGTGTTGATTCGTTAATACCAAGGGCTGATCTTGGCAGGATAGAATCAGAAGCTTTTTCTGTTGGTGAGAAAATTGGCAATGCTGCTGTTGCAGGTTTTGAGAGTGCCACCGGTGCTAGCGAGTTTGTTGATCGTGTTATTGAAGGTGCTGGAAGTGTTGCCGCCGATAGGATTGCAAAGCAAGAAGCTGAAAGGGCAAGAAGGCAGGCGGCTAGGCAAAAGCTTGATGAGGCTGGCGGTGTAACCGCAAGAGCTGATGCAGGATTTACTAAGATAACCCAAAACTTAGAGCGCCAAAATGATTTGCTAAGAGTAAATGTTAGAGAGCGCGAGATTTTAGCGGGTGTTTTTGCCACCGAGAAAAGCCTTAAGCGAGAACTTACTGCTTCAGAGGAGGCCTATGTCACCCAGCTTCTTAAAGAGCGTCAAGCGCTTGAGGGGTTGCCCGAGGTGATAGAAAGCCTTCGCACCTATGAAGAAAATGAGTTGGCCTATCTTCAAACATCGCTCAACGAGCGGCAGACTGTTATTCAATCGGCAATTGATGCCCGCGTTATTTCTGAGCAGCAAGGCTATGACCTCATGACAGAAGCGGCTAGAAAGTACAATGAGGAAGTCAAAGATATTGAGGTGTCTAGATACAGCTCTCAGCTTAGGGCAGGCGAAAGCACTTTTGCATCACTGGCGGATATTGCCAAGACCTATGCTGGTGAGCAGTCAAAGACATATAGCCGACTGTTCAAGATATCAAAGGCCTTTGCTATTGCTGATAGCACCTTGCAAATTGCTAATGGTATTTCTAAAGCAGCAAATAATCCTTGGCCAACAAACTTGGCGGCCATGGCGTCAGTTGCTGCTTCGACAGCCGGACTAGTCTCTCAAATACAGGGCACACAATATGCTGGCGAGTTTGAAAATGGTGGCCAATTTACCGTTGGTGGCAGCGGTGGTACCGACTCTCAAATGGTGAGCTTCAGAGCAACACCAGGCGAGCAAGTGAGGGTATCAACGCCTCAGCAAGAATTTACATCAGGTCAAAGATCCGGCGAGTCAGGACAGATGCGTGCAACCTTCAATTTTGGCTTCTTCAATGCCCCTGAGGATGCTAAGACATTCCTTGCTAGCCAAGATGGTAAAGCATTTATGATAGACTATATGGATACCAATAAAAACGAGATTAAAGCCACTCTCGAGGTTTAATATGACCGTATACACCGGAACTGCAGCAAATTATGCAGATCTAGCCAATATTATTCGGGACTCCCTAGTGCTTGAGGGTTGGACGCTTGAAAAGCAAAGATTAGATCCTTACGATGATCCGGATCCAGACACGGAAGTCTATCACATGAAGGGACCAGACATTACCGTTGGTTCAAATGTTGTTAATGCGCATATCCAGTTTAGAACAAGGGGGGATTTTTCTAGCGACTATCACAATATTGGTTTCTATGCATCAACATCTTTTGAGGATAGGTCTGACCTTGGTGCTTATCAAGAAATATTAAATCAGCCTGGGTCATGTGCAACAAACTCTCAATACATGACTGGATGGAATGACAGTACTCCGTATTGGATTTTTATCAATGATAGGCGATTAATTGTGGTGTCCAAAGTTGATACCACTTACTCAAGTGTCTATGTCGGATTTTATTTGCCATATGCCACACCAACTGAGATGCCTTATCCATTGATAGTGTCGGCCAACTCAGGATCACAGCTTTATCGTTATTCGCAGTCTGGTTATTATGTTGGGTCATGTGCCAACCCTCCTGAGCTTGCTTGCAGGCTTAGACATTTTGATGGCACATGGGAGAATGTTTTTAATTATTCGGCAAGCAATTCATTTTCTAGATCAGCAACAGATGGCTCCATATTTCCTTTTTATAGGGATGATCATGGATACACAAGACCGATGCAGGATGGCACTTATATATTAAACCCTTGTATTATTTACACGCATAACTATGGTGGAATGACCTATGGTGAATTTGATGGTCTTTATGCTGTTTATGGTGTAGCCACATCATCAGAATCCACTTTTAATGTTGATGGCACCGACTATATTTTATTTCAAGCCACTAACCGAACGGGTTTATCAGATTACTTTGCTGTGGAGATGACATAGATGGCGTTTCAAGAAGGCACAGCCAACTCCATGTTTGATTTTTTGGATAAATTTGTAACTTTTTGCGGAGCAAGCATTGCTGGTTTATCTGATTTTGGAACCATTAATGTTAATGCCACTTTTCATAGTGTATCAAGCATGCCTGCTAGAGTCTTAACAAATGGATCAATTTATTGGGTGATGTATGTGGGCAATAAATACTCAGGGAGTAGCGATGACACAATATACGGAAGAATGATATACACAGAGCCAACTAACGGCATGGTGTTTGATAATGATACACCAAGCGATGGACAGGATGGATTTACAATTATTGGTAAGGGTAGATCACCAGATTCTTTAACTGCAAATTATTATTTTTTTGCGGAAGATGAAAGCGCTGCTGCAGTATTGGAATTTTATGATGATACATTTACCCATATGTCATTGGGGACTGCCACAAAGTATGCCTCTAATGAGGGCGGTGAGTTTATAACTGGCAATAACTTGACTGTTAATAGCCCTCCATATCCAACATTATCTGATGGTTGGGCTTATATATTTAAGGATGGAACAAGGGATTCTAGTAGTGTTTCGGGTGGGTTTGTTAGAAATGACCAGAACGCAATAGCTTCTAGTGATTTCGCATCGCTAAGTCAGGGATCTGCTAATGGGGTTGTTTATTTTGACTATAAGCAGCGGTTAACAGGTAGCAGTGGAGATGATGGTTACTATAACCATGTTTTCCATAATGGTTACAGCTCTGCAACACAAAGAAGGGCGTTGCTTCCTGTGATTTTTAATTTTTTATCGCCAGGCGATGGTGTTTGGCGGCAAATTGGCAATGTGCCATGCGCTAGATTGTGTAGAACTGATGGACTTGCACCAAAACAAATAATTGATGGTAATTGGCAGGTATTTCCCTTGGCTGGCTATGACAGCAACCTATGCCATGATACAGGCCTTATTGGGTTAGCGTATAAGAGAGCGTAATGGCTGATCATGAGGGGGCAATCCCGCAAAGAGTAGTTGGCGGAAAGGCTACAAATCTAGCCAGTGGCATGTATGCGCCTTTTTCCAAGATTTCACCAAGTGGATCTTTATCTAGCACCACAATTGGAGGTCCTCATACCAAAAGTAATTCAAAGCAGGAGTTTCCAAAAAGCCACAGCGGCGCTATTGCAGACTCATACAAAAACATATTTTATTATCGAATATTGATAGAGCCTAAGTTTTTTGATGTTGGTAATTTGGTTAGCCAGCAAACAAGAACATTCAAGGTATTTAACGCCTATTTTAATGATGTTGATTTGCTGAGCATTAATGCATCCAATGATGGTGGTATTTTGCTGTCTGGCCCATCGGCACCGAGAACAATGGCTCAGCTTCAAGAGCTAGAGTATGAGATAACACTACCAACTGATGGTCCTACCGATATTAACGCCGAATACCTTTTTGATTTTCAGGCGGGGTATGAGGATCAGGTTGTTTCTGTTGTTGGTTCTCGAGTGGTTCTTTTTCCGTATTGGTTTAGGGCGGCAATGACCGAAAAGCTCTCTTGGAGCACTGAGATTATCACCTCGAAAAACGGTACTGAGCAGAGAATACGAAAGCGACAAAACCCCATTCAGTCCTTTACTGGGGAAATATTTCTAAGCCGAAATGAAGTCACACGGGCGGATATATTAATTGCCGGCTGGAGAAATAGAAACTGGGCGCTTCCTGTTTGGAGTGAGTCGCGCGTGGGTGAAGAGGTAAATATTGGTGATAGTAGTGTCACTGTTGATACTGCTAATGCTGATTTTAGAGTTGGCTCACTTTGTGTTATATGGGCATCTCCGCGAAAGTTTGAGATTCTTGAGGTGACTGCTATCACCTCAAATTCCATTACGTTTGATCGACAGTCAAATAAGTACTTCTCATCGCCATTTGTGGCACCTGCCCGCATTGCTCGCATGTCATCTGACCCAGTAAGAGACTTTAATGGTTTTTCAGGTCAGTCATCGGTGAGCTTTGATGTTGTGGATAACACAAGTCTAACCGGTGGAGATCAGCCCATTCAGCACAATGGACTGGATGTCTATCTGGGGCCTGCCAATCTTCCCGCATCGAGCACATATATAAACCCCATTGATGTGATTAGCTATGGCACTGGCAAGACTGAAAGCTTTACGACATGGGATTACACTAAAATAGAGACCCAATTTCTTGTTGCTATTGATAGTCAAGGAGAGGCTTGGGAATTTAAAAAGTTCATGCACAAGCTTGCGGGTCGCGCAATTGGCTTTTACATGCCAACCTTTGAGAATAATCTCAGGCTGTTGTCTTCTGGGGTTATAGCAGCGGTCATAATTATTGTTGATGATGATCAATCTACACAGGCTCTAGATAGAACCAGTATTGCCATTAATCTGAACAATGGAAATTGGTTGTTTCGCGATATCACATCAATTGCCAAGGATAATGATGGCAACCTTGAGGTTGTGCTTGATAGCCCCATTAATCTTGATGCTTCAGAAATTAAATTTATTAGCTACATGGGCGAAAAAAGGCTCAGCTCTGATGATGTTACAATAGAGTGGGGAGCCAATAATAAAGCCACTTGCACTATGTCCATCACAGAGTACCAAACATGACATTTGAGATCATTGAGAATAGCCAATTTAGAGGGCAGCCGGTTGACCTTTATGAGTTTGTTCGCGGCACTAATATCTGGCGATACACGTCGGCTGATGAAGATAAAAGCGTTGACTTTGCCACTTACAAGTCCTATGAAATGTCACGATCAGCCATTGACAACAGTCAAGATATCGCTAAATCACATATCACCATTAAGGCCACTACTGATAACCCGTTTGCCTACCAATTTATTGCCTCCTCACCGAGTGATGTGATTGATGTGGTCATTAAGCAATATCATGAAACGGATGTGGATAATCAAGTGGTTACTCTGTGGAATGGCCGTGTGGTTAACGTTAAGTTCGTTGGTAATGAGGTTCAAATACGTTGTGAGCCTCAAGTCACTAGCATGAATCGAAACACGCTTAGGCGCCTATACCAGCCTGAGTGCCCTCATGTTCTTTATGGGTCGCAATGTCGCGCCGATGAGCTCAATTTTTTGGTTAATGCTGATGTTGATGCCAGCACTGGCAACACCATTACCTCTAGCACTATTGGCGCTTATTCTGACGGCTATTTTAGTGGTGGCTATATTGAGTGGGACAGAGCATCATACAAAGACCGTCGATCCATTTTAGATCATGTGGGTGACACGATTACGCTCAATGGTGATTTGGCTGGTATTGATGTGGGTGATGAGGTTGCTATTTACCCGGGCTGTGCGCACAACATGACAGCCTGCAAAGACAAATTTAATAACTTAGACAACTATGGCGGTTTTGCTTGGCTGTCTGTTTATATGAAAAACCCCATGGGAGGCGATTCGGTTTTCTAATGAGCTGGTATTATCTTGTTGTTGCAATCATTATCGCGGTTGTTGCCTATGTTATGCGGCCAAAGCCGCCAGGGCAGCCGCCACCATCACTCAGTGAGCTCAATATCCCCACGGCAGAGCCAGGGCGTGAAATACCGAAGGTCTATGGAAGTCGCCGAATAAAATCGCCGAATATCGTTTGGTATGGTGATTTAGGTTATTTGCCGGTGAAAAAGAAAGGGGTCACTATTGGCTACCTGTACTATTTGGGTATGCATATGATATTGGGTTATCCCGTAGAGGAGGTGACTGGCATATATGCCGATGACATCGAGGTATGGAAAGGCAGTATCACCGAAAATACGCGCCTAAATATTCAGCAGCACAACTTATTTGGTGGCCCAGAAAAAGAGGGGGGCATTGTCGGTGAGGTCGACGTTGAGCTTGGCGGCCCAACCCAACAACAAAATAGCTATCTCAAATCAACGATGGGTGAGGGTCAAGATATACCCGCATTTAGAGGGGTAACGGGGATTGTCCTTAGGCATTGCTATGTCACGGCGATGACCAAATACCCCAAGCCGTGGAGTATTAGTGTAAAAAACATTCCTCGCGGCTGGTATCCAGAAAAGGCGGAAATTGTCGGCCAAGGTGTTGAGGGTGATGACGATTATATACCGGGTGGATCGTGCAACCCCGCCCACATCATCTACGACATAATGACAGACAGCGAAATTGGCATGGGTTTGAACCCGCTCAGGATTAATGAGGCCTCATTCATTGCCGCGGCAGATACGCTGTACGATGAGAACTTTGGTCTATCGCTTATTCTGAATAAGCAAAGCCAAGTTAAAGATTTTGTACAAACCATCATCAGTCATATTAACGCCACACTGTATGAAGAAAAAACCTCTAATCAATGGGTCATTAAATTGATACGCGAGCCAAGCCAAGCTGAGCTAGATGCCGCTGCGGTATTCGATGAAACCAACATTGTTAAAATGGTGGACTTTGAGCGCCCAAGCTTTGCCGAGATGATTAATGAGGTGGTGATTAAGTACCGGCCTCAGTTCTCAAGCAAGGATAACAGCTTGCCTGTGCAAGATATGGCCAGTATTAAAAATCAGTATGGCATCATCTCGCAAACCTCATACTATAGTGGCATTGATAACGCGACCATTGCTCGCCGTGTCGGGCTTCGCGATGTTAAGCAATATGCCACACCACTGGCAAAGGGTAAGTTCAACTGCAACCGGTCTGGCGCATCGATACGCCCTGGCGATATCATTAAGCTGAGTTGGGATGATTACGGTATAGAGCAATTTATTTGCCGCGTGTTTGCGGTCAATTCGGGATCCATAAACTCTGGGCAAGTGACTATTACTTATACCCAAGATATCTTCACGCTACCCTTGACCACCTACATTGAAAATCAGCCGCCAATATGGGTTAATCCTATCGGCGATCCAGTTGCTGTGGAAAATCAAATTTTCACAGAAATGACATATTATGACTTGATTAAAAACCTAAGTATTGGTGATCTCAATGCGCTCAACTCAAACATATCCTACGTTCAACTCTTTCCTCAAAAGCCTGGCAATATTGCCTCTGCTGACTATGAGTATTGGCTTAGCACCGGCACTTACCAGCAATTTGAAAATGGCGACTACTCACCGACCGCGCAGCTCACCAATCCCATTGGAAAAATGGACACCGTAATTGATGTTGATTCGATATCGGCGGATGCCTCAGTCATTCCTGTTGGCAGTTATGCGGCCATTGGAAATGAGATTGTGATTGTTGATGGTATCGACACTGCAAACAGTCAAATCACGGTATCTCGCGGCACGATTGACACACTGCCTCAGGATCATTTGGCTGGTGACATTTTGTATTTTGGTGAGACCTTTGCTGGCAGGGATCTTAACCCTTATGCCTCAGGAACAAATATATCAGCCAAGGCGCTTGTGGCGACTACCAGTGTCTTAGATATCGATGATGCACTTGAGAGCTCATTGACTACCGATGCTAGGCAGTTTAAGCCATACCCGCCTAGCAACATACAGATTAACGCTTTGTATTATCCTTCAGGCGTTACTGGAGATATTGATGTGACATGGGCGCATAGGGATAGAACAGCCCCTAATCTCATTGGCTTTTTGGCTGGTGATGTGGGCCCTGAGGCGGGCACTCAGTATGAAATCACCATAACGGATCTGGATGGGCCTACGATTATCAAGACAGAAACTCTTTCAACAACTCAGCTAACGTACACTGAGGCTGATGAGCTGCTTGATCATGGGCAATTGGCAACAAATGTTAGGGTTGAGCTAAAAAGCCTTAGGGGCGGCGTTGACAGCCTGCAAACGTTCTCTCATGACTTTACACGAACACCGAGCTAAATAGATAGCTCGGTTTTTGTGAGGTACTCATAGAGTATTTGGACCTTATCAACGCTGGGCTCGCGAATCTTGCCTTGCTTAAAGGCATTTATCCACGCCTCTTTCAGGTTTGTGGCTATGGATATCTCCCTTACAGATGGCCCAGTACCCTCAACGGCATTAATCCCCGTGATTAGATCTATCGTGGTTTTGTGTAATGATTGCTGATCTGCCATAATTAAGCCTTTGATAATATATTGCTATTCTAGCACAAGGTTTTTTTATGACAAAGGATGAGCTTGATATAGAGCTAATGACTCTCGCCCTAATTGTTTTCATTGAGCGCAATGGCGGATTTGTTCGGTTTACTCGTGATGAGCTTAACAGAGCCGCTGGAAAATCATTCAATATGGATATCGAGTTTGATAAAAATAACTTGAATCTAATATCCACACAGTTGGGGCAAGAGGTGCCAGATGGGGCTGTTAACTAAGCCCCTTTTTAATTTCCAGTGCAGCTCGGTAAATCTTCCTTGCTTCAAATATAGATGAAATATTGGCGGCGTGGTATTTCTTGCCAATAGCGTCACTAATCTTTTTGTATAGTGTGCCCCTTGGTATCTTTCCTGATTTCCATAGCGGATCGATAAGCGCATGAATATGGCGCCTTGCGTTTTTAATTTCAGGTGTTGCTATTATGCCGAGTGGTAGTGTTGGGTTGTTCTTGTCCTTATGGTGGCAGCCAACAAAATTTCCGCATGTATCGCACCGCCAAAATGGAAGTGAGTGAAGATCTTCCCTGTGCGGGTAGACCTCCTCACCGCTAGTTAATCTTGGCTTGATATCCTTGTTACAGCAACAGCAATATATGGCTTTAATCTTCTTTGGCATCTATCGACTCAAGCAAATCATAAACTTCAAATGTATTACTCCAATCTATTCCGTCATAATCCTCTTTTTCTTCATTCCACTCACCATTAAATAGATTGTCAGTTACTGATGTTAAGTGGAATCCTATGGCTTCAAGATTATAGCTTGAGTCAAATATTTCAGATATTTCCATCCAGTGATTTGCATAACCGTCTTTGGGTGGAAAGTCCTTTAAGAAAAGCCTTATATCATTAGCAGCCCTTTTAAAATTTTCATTTTTTATATATGCAAAATCATAAGTCATCATTAAAACTGATCTATGATGTTTTGGTATATTTTTATCGTTATAAATAGGCCATAATTTTTCTATTTGCCACTGGTATGAATGATCCTCAGTATTTAAATACCTTTTTGACATTTCATTCCATATGAATGGAGCGCTACCCCATGAGTTTTGAAGCTGTTTTATTATCTCGTTTCCTTTGCCTATTTTTAGGCTTAATATTTTTGTGTTGCTCATTTGTCACTCTCAATTATAACTGATTTTAATTCACCAATAAGATTTTCAATATGCTTATCAAACTCTAATAGCTTTATTTCCATATCTGCTATAAATTCATCATCTCGATACACTCTATGGCTAACAAAATCCAAGCCGGCTGTATCTAGCTGAGGGCAATACAGACAGAAGTCGCACCACTCGCGACCGGTAATCCATAGGCCGCCCTGTATTTGGGGCTTAACATAATCCATAAAATCTGGTTTCTTTGTGATTATGTCATAAACTTTTTCTGGTGCATTAAAGCACTTGTACTCGCTTATTCCATCGTCATCAATACTGCCATCAACGCTCACGCCAAACTTTTTATCGCCTGTTAGCGCTAGGCTTACACTCTCAACTAGCAAACCTTTTTCATTCTCATGCTTGGATCTTGCCAATGGCTCCAGCTCGTTGCCCCTACGTGCCTGCCAAGGGGTAAACTCATCAACATTAAATAGCTTTCCAGAGATTCGCTCAAAGGCCAGTTTTTTAGCGTAGGCGCTGGCTTTTGCCTTGTAGTTTCCCTTGCTTTTACCGCGTGTTGATATATCTAGAATATCGCCAAAGTTAGATGCGGTAATAACGCCGCACCTATCTTCTAGCCACTCTTTAGAGCCCTGTTCTGATGTACTCCAAATGACTTCCATTATTGATTGGCCTCTATTGTCTTGGCTTTATTGGATAGCCATGTCATGGCCGGCTGATACCTATTTTCAGGCACCTCTAGCAAGTTGGTGACCTGAAGCTTTTCCATAATAAAGTTCTCATCTTTGCCAATTAATTTAGAGGCGTTTATTAGGTTTATTCTTTGGTCTTCAGTGATGGTTTGAACCTGTGGCGTGATATCTTTCTCATTGCCAAGATCGCTACCTTCTACATCGTTAACGACAGTTACAGCCTTATTAAATCGCTCAGCACCATTCCCTAATGGCCACTGCTTGCTAGCGCGCTTAATGATGGCTTTTTTGGCCATCTCTTCAAACCAGTTATCCCAAACAGCTTTGGTTTTGGCGGCGTTTTTACACTTGTTTATTTCGGCTAAATCCATGATATCTGTGAGATAATCGCCGGATTGTGTTTTGGCAATGCAATAAACGCCAACCGTGTTACCTCTATCACCAAATGGCTGCATCTCATGAATAGGCATTTCACACGGGCCGCGATAGGTGAAGGTGTCATTCTTCTTAACAATCTCAGCCTTTACCCATTCAATGCCTCCGCTGTCTGTGGCAATCTTCATCAGTCCTTTAAAACTGATGCGAAGCTGGCACAGATTAACTCGCTGAGTGCCGACCTTTACATTCTCAGGCACTAGATAGGCGTAACCATAAGCAGGATTTAGCGTTAGCCCTATCGCGGCCACATTGATAATGGCATCCTGTATTGATTGAGGATTGCAGCCCGCTAAGTAGGTGTTTTTGTTGATCGCCTGAATGGCAAATTGTGACTCCTCGGCCCATGTTACAAGGTTTTCTTTAGTCGCAATAAGCTCAAACTGCTGCCTTGAGTGCTCAATAATTTCTGGCCATGTAGGATTACTCATGCGGCGTTGCCTCAACGTTAAAGTATTCGTGGTCTGACCAATCGGTTTCATCTCTATTATTCCAGCAATAAGTGCCGGTTATCATGTGGTGCCCAACGCTAGGCTCTTCACCAAGGCTTGTGACCATGTGGTCTACCGCCTCTGATCCATTTTCCATAACGTCCGCCGATATCTCATCGACATCACACTCTGTCATTACGATGTCACCATTCATGCCAACGGATATCTCAGCGATAAACTCCGCGACATTGTCATAACTGCTAATTCCCATTTTTCTCTCCTGCTGTAAAAAGTGCTTGCATATTATTACTAATATTATTACCATGCAAGCACTATTTCAATGAGGACTGAAAATTGACTAAAGAAGAAAAGAAAAAGATTACTAATGAGGCCAAAAAGCTTTTGAAAGCATTAAAGGGGCGCGGTAAAACTCAGCAAGATATTGCTATAGAGATTGGCTGCACTCAAGGCTGGATAGCTGCTGTTAAGAGTGGCGCTATTCCAAGCGATGATTTTATGAGTGCGCTTAGAAAGATATAAAAAACGCCCCGCCGGAGCAGGGCAAACGGTTCACCCGTTCTTTATAGTTCAATTCACTATAAATATCAATATTAGGTTAAGTTATGAGAAATAAAAATCAAAAATCAATCGTTATTAAGAAGAGTGATAAGCCTGAAATTTCAGATAATAAGCATGTTGCAGACGTTATGTGCAGAAGGGTTAGGCAGCGTCGGGCCGTAGAGCAGTCTATAGAGCGTAAGCGTATGGCTGATGAGTTAGGACTGCCACCGTCGATGATTGGCTTATAGGAAAATTTATGCCAATTAGATTTTTAGGTAGGCACCGAGTTAGAGCACTCTTTTACCATGTTACTGCTCTTCTTGCTGTTAGTGTAGAGGTTTTAAATCAGCTAAATATTATCGATAAAGGCTTAGCGTATTACTTTATTTGGTCACTTTTCTTTATTGATTACATGGCTGAAATGTTCGATCCAAACCCAAACAAAAAAGGCCCGTGGTATAAAAAGATTGACGCCTTTTTTCACAGATTTTTTGATAATAAGGATGATTAAACTATGTCTAGCGAACTCCCAACATACAGCGATTTGGTGCACAGCCTTTTTATAATGATAAACCATTACTGTACTGATTGCGTGGGCGAAATTGATACTCTTGGCGCCAGAAATATTGATTCTGTTATTAATGAGGCTAAGTCATTAGGTCTTTTGGATGGCGAAAAGATGAATCTTGATCTTTACGACTTTAGCAAAATAAAAGAGATGTTTATCGATCAAGATACAAAGCTATCAAGCGTTTCAACACCAGCAGCCAACTGGCGCAAAAATGGTGAAGAAGATCCATTTGCTACCTATATCGAAATGCAAAGATCCACCTTGGTCTGCGGCAACATGACTGATGATGAGCTTGCCAATGCTGTGTATTTATCGCCTGGTATTGCAAACTTAACAGGTGCCAAAGAGCGCATAAGATGGCTTAGTAGGAAGCTTGAGCAGGCTTTGAGCGAGGAAAAATAAGTGGATCAAATTGCTATAGCTATTTTGGGGTTGACAGCTGTTTTTATGAGTCAGTCTAAATCAAAAAAACTAAATAAGTTTGCCTGTTTGTTTGGTATGTCATCTCAGCCTTTTTGGCTTTACTCAACTTATGTAAATGGGTTATGGGGAATGTTTGTTTTGTCTATATTCTATTCTTTTGCTTGGGGTGTTGGCATAAAAAATAATTGGTTTAATAAAGGTGATATGGTATGAGCGAAGAAATTATTCTATATGATGAAGTTAAGTTGGAAAAGGTTCAAAAAACCGGATATGTTTCCAAGGGTTTTTTCTATGGTGACAATGAGCATTTGGCTAAGTGGAATGAATGCACGCATGTTTCTTGTGGTCAGTGCGGTAAGCCTACACCAAAGTTGTACACAATTTGCGAAGATTGCAGAGAGAAGATAGCAATAGAAGCGTGGGAAGAGGCACCCAAAAAACCATTCAATAAAGGTGAAGACTTTTTCTACTCTGATCTACTTGAGAAGTATTACAGCTCATATGATGAGGTTGAGAATGATTGCGAAGATCTTGAAATAGATATTTCTGATTTGCGTCTTTATCACTGCGATAGAGCTGTTAACCCTAGTGTTGATCTAGAAAGTATTTATGAGGATTGCACGCCAGAAGAAAATGACCCTAGTGATATGTGGACAGATGAAATACAAGAAGCTGCAGATAGGCTTAATGAGCTAATTGAAGAGCATCCTGTAAATTGTTTTTACCCATCAAAAATAGCCGTTAAAGATGATTAATTAAAAAATAACCAAATAAGGTAATAATATGTTACTTAAAATTGAAATCGACTTGGAAGATATGTTTGATAATGCTGCTCATGATTCTTTTATTGAAGGTTGTGAAGAAGGATATGAAGGTAGATCCCATTCATGCAATCTTAAAGAATCTGTAAAACAAGAAATTATAAATAGCATCAAAAGCAAAATATCAAAAGATTGCATATCTTCTGTAGAGAGTAAGTCAAAGGATGCCATAGAAAAGGCTATTTCAGAATCCGTATTAACAGCGAAGCAAGTGATAGAGGATAGGGCGCTTCAGTTTGTTAATGAGTGGCTAGAAAAGAAAACGGTTATATCCGACAAGTGGGGCGATCCGGTCAATGAGCTAACTATATCAGAGCTTATCAAGCAGCAATTTGATGATCTGCTGGAGCGAAAAGTTACTAAAGATGGTAAGTTTTCAAATGGGTATGGAGCCGAAACTAAGCTTATAAATTATCTTGTTGGCGACAAGGTTAAGGAAGAGGTTGGCGCAAGGCTTTCGCAATTTAATCGTGATATTGACAATCAAATTAAAGCTCATATTGAAAGCGGAATCAAAGAATCTGTATCTAATAAATTTGCAGAAATGGTTATACAGACCGCCAAGTCTCAGAACAATAAAATAGGCAATGGATAATAAATGGAGTCTGATAAATGACTAAAAAAGAAATAATAGCTCTATTTAAGGAGTGGTGGAAAGGTAACTACAGCATATCCTATGAGGACTTGAGCATTTCTCAGGATGCTTTTGTATACGCTTATCTTAAGGCATCTAAAAAAGAATGGATAAAAGTCGAAGACCGATTGCCAGAAGATCAGATTGGAGTTATTGTGGTTAGATCTCCAACAAAAGAGCAGCTCTCTATGGAAGATGGATACTCACCAATAATAATGTCAGCAATTGATAGCGTGGCGGGATCATGGTACGACTTTAATGACGGTGAAGATATCGACACTCGTTATTTTAATATCACTCACTGGATGCCATTGCCAGAACTACCAATAGATTAAGGTGATTTATGAAAAAGTTATTTTTAACATCGTTTCCGCATGGCGAGTTAAGGCTTGTTGAAGTTATCGGTCAGTCACCACACAAGGAGGGTGGCATATACATTAGATACCTAGATGGCCCAAGAGCCGGAGGAACCGATACCACAACAAATGATTTTTTGTTTGATATTCCAAGTGATTTAAAATAAAAAGGTGATGAAGATGAATAAAAATCAAAGAGGATCAGCGTTCGTTGATATGCTTATTGTATTGGCAATACTGGGAGTAATAGCGTCTATTGTATACACGCTGATTATTAATGTTTTCCCTGAAAGTAAATACAGCCCTGATTGGCCAATGTCACAAACCGGTTTTGTTGAAGGCTATGAGGATGCCAGCACTGAATTTTCTAAAACCATGGTTGTCACTGATTTCGGAACATTCAAGGTTAGAGGGTCAGTTTCTGGCCTTTACGGCGAGGAGGTTGGCCTGCAGGGCGATAAGGTATGCTTTCCTAAACGCGGTGTTTGCTACAAGATTATTTGACTGGTGGTAAATAAATGGGTGGAGATTATCCACCCTTACATTATTTTGATTCGCTAAGCTTCTCTCTTAGCAAATACCCTTCAAGCTGCCAGATCTTTTGCTTGGCATTTTCCCTTGCGTATTTTCGTCCAAGCTCTTCATTGAAATTTTCAGGGCTGGCACATGCCGATTCGCCAAGTACCGTAAAACCGTTTTTAAGCGTTAGTAGGCAAGCGGTAAGTGTGGTATCAGGAAACACATGATACTGCTCTTTATCAATAACCTCCTCTAGACGCTCTACGGTTACGCGTGGCGCGGTTAAGCCTTTTTCCTGAATTTCTTTTTCAGCTTCTTCAAGATTCATCAATCAATTTCCTATTTGGTTTGTGTGTTAAAGCGTCGGTTAATTTAACCTAGTGTCAAAATATTATCAAATAGGGGTTTACATGGTCAAAACATTGACGCATTATTGGTATCGCGGCTAGGTGTGGAGTAGCTACCCATCGAAAGCCTGCCTCCTGAGGTTGCCGCGAATTTAATGGTCAGGGGGAACAATATAACCAGGAGGAATTATGCAGCATACCCAAGTTGCGCCTTCCGCGCACGTCAAAACTATGTCATCTCGCGAGATAGCTAATCTTGTTGGGAGTAGTCATAGCAATATAAAGGTTTCAGCCAAAAGGCTTGCCAAAAAGGGAACCATTGCATTGCAAGGGTCAACCTTTGATCATAATGGAAACACCTATACAGAGTTCTTGCTAAATAAGCGCGACTCACTAATTCTTGTTGCTCAGAATTGTCCAGAATTTACTGCGGCTATTGTTGACCGATGGCAAGAGCTAGAGTCCAAACAAAGAGAATTTGAAGTCCCTCAAACCATGGGTGAGGCGCTAAGGCTTGCTGCCGACCTATCAGACCAGGTGGCAGCAAAAAACCTTCTTATAGAGCAACAGAAGCCCGCCGTTGAGTTCGTAGACAGCTACGTCAAATCAACCGGCAACAAATCATTCAGGCAGGTTGCCAAGCTTCTTAAGATCAAAGAGCCAGCATTCAGGCAGTTCCTGAGTGACCACAAGATCATGTATCGCCTGGGTGGCGAGTGGGCCGCCTATCAAAACCATATCGACGCCGGCCGCTTCTATGTGTCGACCGGTACCGCGAATGATCATGCCTATACAACAACCAGATTTACACCAAAAGGTGTCAGTTGGATATCACAAAAGCTAAAAGAGATCGAAGAAAATGCAGTGGTTTAAACATGATTCTAATGCAAATATGGATGCAAAACTGCAAGAAGTTTTGCTTGATTATGGCTTAGAAGGCTATGGACTTTACTGGTATTGCATTGAGCTTATAGCGGGAAAGGTCGGCAAGGATAACATCACTTTTAAGCTTGAGCATGATGCCAGAGTGATAGCCAGAAACACTGGAACAAGTGTTACTAGAACTGAAGAAATGATGAGGAAATTCATAGAGTTAGGTTTATTTGAGGGGTCATACGGAAACATAACTTGCCTTAAATTGGCTAGACGTTTAGACCAGTCAATGACCAGCAATCCTGAGATGAGAGCTATGATTCAGAGCTTGAAGAATCATGATGCCGTCATGACACCATCAAGAGATTCCGTGACGGAGTCATGCAAGAATAGAATAGATAAGAATAGAATAGATAAGAATAAAACTAATACATCGGATAAATCCGATATTGATATATTGAATATTTTCGGTCATTGGTGTTCTCGAATGAAAAAAGCGAATAACACCAAGCTCACCAAAGATCGAAAGGCCAAGATCAAGGCGAGACTCAAGGAGGGATATACAGTTGATCAGATTAAGCAAGCCATTGATGGCTGTGCCAGATCTCCATACCACATGGGTCAAAACGACCAAGGCACCGTATACGACGACCTCACTTTGATTTGCCGCAATGGATCAAAGATCGAATGGTTTATTAACAACATTGGAAAAGTTCAGGGGGCTAGCCATGGCCAACAAAATCAATTTACCAACGGACAAGCAGGGCTTAGCGCAGTTGAGCGATCAGCAGCAAAAATCAATGCTAATCGCGCAGCAAGAGGAGAAGCGCCGCTTGGCCACGCAGAACCTAGCGGAGAAGCTTTGGACACGACTTGCGGACATGTACGGGTACAAGTTCCTGAAACAGTTCGGGGATGTTCCGAGCGACACTTGGGTGAGGTGCTTGAAGGGGATTACAGCGAAGCAAATGGCTGATGGCCTTGAAAGGGCCCTAGATAAACACCCTGAATGGCCGCCGGCTGCCGCTCAGTTTCGCGCCTTGTGCCTTGACCGGCAAACGGATGCTGAAGGCAATGATTTAATCAAGCGTGTTGGAATCTACGAAACGCGCCTACTCGATGAGGTGGTTGAGTACGACGCAAATGGCAGAGTTGTAAAAATCGAGAAAAAAGAAAGATCGCTTGCGATTGAGAGTGATGAGATCAAAGAGCGACGAGAAAAAACGGCGTCTCAAACCCTGAACAGCCTGACCGATATGTTCAAGGATGCGAAGCCGCCAGAACACAAAAATTTACGGGATCACATAAATGAAATCGAACGTAACCTATCTAAATAACCTTAGCGCGGCCAGAAAGGCCGAAATTAGCGCAAGAAATGAAAATCAGCTACGTGAGCTTTCGTGCGCACCTAAAAACGGCTCACAGGCGATTCTAGGGCTGATTCCAAATTGCTATAAGAGTGAGTGGCACATGTTTGCGCCTGCAAACTATTTGGCCATGCTAGACAAGATGGGGATATCTTTGTGTATAAGATTTTATCCTGTCAATGACAATGCTAGGGATTGGGCTAATGAGCAAGTGTAATATTGTTAGCATATCAGGTGGCAAGGACAGTACTGCAACCGCGCTCTTGGCCATAGATAATGAGGTTGAAAACTTGAGATTTGTTTTTGCTGATACCGGTCATGAGCATGATATAACGTATCAGCATATTGACTATCTTAATGATAAGTTTAAAGAGTTGTGTGGCATTGGAATTGATTGTGTAAAGGCTGACTTTTCCGAAAAGATAAAAGCAAAAAGGCAGGGATTAATAGACCATATCATTACAATGTCTGAATGCGGAAAATCCAACAAGAGATTAAAATCTTACACTCCAGAGATCGTGGAAAGAATGGTTGATAATCTAGAGCCTACTGGAAATTCATTTGCGGATCTTGCTATTTGGAAGGGTAGATTTCCCTCTACTCGTGCTCGCTTTTGCTCAGAGGAGTTAAAGCACAGGCCGCTAAATGATTATATAAACTCATTTGTTGGTGAGTTTAATGCAATCATAAGCTGGCAGGGAGTAAGGCGCGATGAAAGTGAGGAGCGATCAACTCTGAATGAGAAAGATGTTGAATTTGGCAGCTGGGAACCAGAACCATTCGGACACCTAATTTATAGACCAATACTTGACTGGAAAGCTCAAGACACTTTCGATTTTGCTGATCGTTTTGGTGTAAATCCTAACCCGCTATACAAAATGGGAATGGGGCGTGTCGGTTGTATGCCTTGCATTCATGCAACAAAGCATGAGGTTAGGTCAATAGAAAGATATCTTCCAGATGTTATTGATAAAATGGTTGATATGGAAAGCAGGGTTAGTGAATCTTGCAAGAGAGGATGTTCAACATTTATGGATGCTAGGGTTACCGCTAAATATCTGGGTACAGGGAAGACGATAGATGACATTAAAATAAGCACTCATGGATTTAAAACTTATGTCGATTATGCGAGAACCGAAAGGGGAGGCAGGCAGCAAAGTTTGATAGCGGCTATCGATCTAACCTCTGAGAAAACGTGCAGTTCAATTTATGGTCTTTGTGAATAACTAACGGTGAATATTATGGATTTTCAACTTTTTGATTTTTTGGTTTTTTTCATTCCTGTGTGCTGGGCGCTTTTGAGCTTGGTGAATTTATGGGATGTTGCTAGAACGATTTGTGAGACTTGGAGCTGGTCGGGGTTTTGGCAGGCTGCCACTAAATCTAGCGTTTCTGGTGATACCGAACATAGCCAAATCCATGGTGAAAACTTGTCTTTAGCGGTGCTTGCTGTATTTCTTTTTGTCTTATCTGGTCCAATTGGCGTTATTTTTGGTGAAAAATATTCTTGACACGGTTTGATAATATATTATTATGCGCATCAAGGGTTAGGAAATCGATGCGCATAACTAGCAAGGGTTAAAATGATGAAGGCAGTCACGGCATACAGACTAAGCGAAGATAATAATAAATTCTTTGATGGTATCGGTGATCAAATGAATACTTATCTTGAGCGCAATGAGTTCAAGCCATGTCAAAAGCTTGAGATCTATAGTCACGGATTTATTAAAACGCCTAGCAATGAGTTTTGCACATCGGTTATGGGTTCGCATCATTTTATTTATCAGCGTCAAGATAAGATTTTGCCGGCTTCCGTTATTAATGATTTTGTTAAAGATAAAATCGAAAGTATTTTTGATCTTGAAGGTAGAAAGGTTGGCAGAAAAGAGCGCAAGGATATCAAAGATGAGTTGATGTTTGAGTTGCTACCCAAGGCCTTTACTAAAAAAATACAAGTTCCATGTTTTATTAAGGGTGATAAGATTTTTATTGGATGCTCATCGACAAAGCGCGCTGAGGAAATCTGTTCTTTAGTTCGAGATTCAATGGGTAATCTTCCAATTTTGCCATTGGAAAGAATATCGCTGGATGAATTGGCTAAAAGCTATGAAGAGGGTGATATAATACCTCTAGATAAAATTAAACTTGTTCAAGCAAAAGGCGGTGCCACATCTAGCCATAAGCATATACCTGTTTTTAGTGATGAGGTTAGAACTGCTTTTGATGCCGGCATGAGCGTTGAAGAAATAGCCATAGAATACAAGGAAAACTTCAGCGCGACATACACAACATCTCGACAGCTAAAAAGCCTTAAATTAAGCGATGAAATTAAATTTGAGGCACAGGATGGTTGTGAAACTGAAGCCGATCTTTGGCAGGCAACGCAAATAATTTTATCCGATGTTATTGGTGAGTTTTATGGATAAAATAGATTGGAAGTTTGTAAGCAAGACTGAGGGTTATATTTCGCTTAAAAAAAGCTATATTGAAAGATTGAATTATCTTAATTGCTCATATTCAAGAAGAAAAAATATTAAAATTATAAAGCAGGATCATTATTCTGATTTCAGAGAGTGCATAGGTAGGGTTATGAAATTTTCTAACCTATGGGGTATTGATTTCCATATTTTATTGAATCACTTTGAAAAAAATAGAAAAACTTGCTATGTTTATTTTTACAGTAGTTGGAATTTGATTAACTATAAACCAAGTCTGTAAGATGGTCGCTCGAAGAGAAAAAGCCGAACTGATTACGATGTCGAGATCATAAAGGTAAGGTAAGTATCTGATTAATGCGGGTGATAGGGTAAACTCGAATAATACCTAGTGACTGCATTTTGTGAAGACTGCATAAATAGATTCTCACGCTAAGCCTTTGCAGCTAACGTGACAACAGTTCGGCCATCAGGGCTGTGAGGATCAACTAAAGTTTTTATTTGTAATTCTCTTTGAAGGTGATTGCAAATAAGAATTTGCAAACCCCCTCGGCATAAAGGAGGGGGCACTAGAAACAGCTCTTGGTGTGCTTGATGGGCGATTCAAGCGGCATAATTCGCGAAATGTCAGGTTTTAGCCCGAGGGTTCGACTCCCTACAAGAGCTGTTTCTAGTGTTCTGAATGTAAAGTAGACTAGGTATGGTTGCCATCTACGATTTAGTTCACTGCCAGATAAGGCTAAAATCCGTCACGGTAAACGACGTTAAAATGCGAACCCTTCTTGCCAGTATTATGTGGTCCATAAATCTGGGTGCTGATGACACTAACATCATGACAAGCTGGGAAAGTACCAGCCCTATACCGTTGATGGTTGAGGTTGTGTTGCGCACAACGAATACGGGTAAAAGGCTGACAGTCGGGAAAGTACCGGCAACTTACGGTCTGGTCGGCGCCTATATTATGACTCCCCCTAATCTTCGCTGGGATTGGGGTTCTGGTAACGGGTAATGAGAATTGATTGGTTGCTGAGACTGATTTTTCGTGACTTCGTTATTAGTGAATCCTCAGCGAGATTCGGAAAGCGAAAATCATGCGGATTGGTTGGAGGTGAAACCCCTTGCTCAGACCGCCAATTTATGACTTGTAATTGTGAGGTGTGCAATAGCTTTGTGTGGCGGACTAGGGCCCTCAAAAGCTTGGCAGTTCGATTCTGTCTGCAGGTCACCATTTAGTTTGTTTTGATCTGTGCGTAATCCATAGCATTAGCCGAAAGGTGCGTGGCCGCTGATAAGCTGAATAAACAGCAACTGCATTGCGCTATGGTAGTGGCTCTCAAGTAACAATAGGTGAACGAAGATGTGCGCACAGTTCAAAGCAAATTAAACAATTTTCCATCACTGGAAAGGTGGCATCTATGCCTAAATAGACGGGTTTGCAATCCTAGGGTGTTTTTATCATTTGTACATCAATGCAACGCGATCAGGCAGGACTGGCGTTACAAGACTGTCTTTGCAAGCAGCGTGCTCTCCTTTGGTTGTTGCTGTGATTGCAGCGAGTAATGCGCGATAAGCATATCGTTAGTAGGAAACGGGATGGCCCCGCCTTAAGGGGCACACCAAAAGGAAAATCGAGATGATGAAAGTAGCAACAAAGTCTTTGGAGTTAACAGCAAAAGTGCCGGAGGCTAGCGGAAACTATTATTGGGCAAAATCAAAAGGTGATGCCAAGGTAGAAGAGCTAAAGGTTAGTGTTATGTTTGCCCCAGGCAATGCCATGGTGTTTCGTGATTCCAAATGGGTATTGTGCTCATCAATGGGCGGATACTGGGCTAGGATCGTATAATGCCAATTGAGCTCACGGTCCAGAAGATTAACAACACACTTGTTCCCGTTGAGCAGGCTGATGTTGAGGTTCTTCAAGATATCAAGAATGGCCAAGGTTTTCGCGTAAGCATTACCCGTGTGAGCGATAGAAGCCTAAAGCACCACAGATTGTATTGGGGTGGTCTTGTTAAGCTTCTTTCGGATTACTGGGAGCCTGAGAGCGGCCTAATATCAAAGTATGATAAGCGTGTCATGGGTAGTTTGATAGATTGGGTGGCTGCCAGGGGTTATGAAACCGAGGCGCTATCTTCACTGGTTGGTCTATACCTTCAGGACAGAGCTGAAAAAGTGAAGCGGTCGGTACCAGATTTCGACAAGGCCGCGGCAAGGTTAGAAGATATACATGATTGGCTTAAGCGTGAAGCCGGATACTGGGAGGCTGTGCCAACGCCGACGGGAGTCACCAAAAAGCTAAAAAGCATAAATTTCAATGCTCTGCCTAGCGAAGAGGAGTTCATGAAGTTTTATAAGTCCGTTTTTTCAGTGGCTTGGCGCTATGTGTTTAGTAAGGCTAAGTTTAAAGATGAGCAAGAGGCTATGGATCTCGCGCTTCAAATGTCACAGATGGGGCGATAAATGACATCCAAGTTAACCAAGGCCTCAAGAGGCACTGATTGCACTGTTCAAATACACCCATACTGCAATGGCAATCCTGAAACCACTGTTTTTGCGCATGCACCAAGCGAAGATAAGGGATGGTCAATAAAAAGCCCTGATTGGTGGGGTGCTGATTGCTGTTCGACTTGCCATGACATAGTTGATGGAAGAATGAAAACAGATATTGAATCTTCTGAAGTTTTTCAGTGCTTTATGCGCGGTGTTTACAGAACGATAAAAAGACGAATTGATCAGGGTTTAATAAAGGTATGAGCGAGCACAAACACCAAGTCACAGTTGTTAGGTATGTAAAGACCGCTCATCCAAGTCTAGAGCATATGCTTGTGGCCTACCCTAGTGGTGCCATTATTGGCAGTGCCGTAAAGTCTAAAGCCGGCGCCCATGCTGCCAAGATGGGTCAGATAGCTAAGCTTAAGAAAGAAGGGTGGAGAAAAGGTATACCCGACCTTTTGTTTTTTGTCGCTCGCGGCGGCTATCATGGCCTTGTTATTGAGATGAAGGACCAAGGCAAAACTCAGTGCTCATTGTTAAAAGATCAAAAGTTCTATCTTTCAAGCTTTGAAGATCAGGGTTATAAAGCTATTTGGTGTGCCGGTTCTGATCAGGCGATTGCGGCGATTGATGATTACTTGGCTCTTTAAGGTTGTAGTGTTCGATGAGCGCCTCTTCAACGATCTTGCCTGTGCATCCCTTCTGAGCATTAAGCCTGTCATGAATATATTGAGGCAGCCTTATTGTTTGGCTTAGTCGTCGCAACCATTCTTTTTTCAGCTTGGGTCTTCCTCTTGGCACAATGCTACCCTCTTGTTTTAGGCGCAGTGTAAACCATTTAATGAATAACATGTTGTCAATAAATGGAACACAAAAAACATCTGCCATTGCCTTTTTAATATTATGTTAATAGAGGGGGAACGTATTATGACTAGTACAAAGTTAGTGGCCTTAAGCCAGTTTCAAAAGTTGTTCTTGAGCTCACCTGAGGGCAGGAAGTATGCCCATGAGAATCTTGCCCTTGAAAATGAGCAGGATGAGCTCGACAGAAAGAAGGCTGATTTTTGGGCTCGAGCTCAACAAGACATGAGCCTGTTTATCAAAAATGTGTCTTTAGATGACGTGGCTGTGACCGGTGGTGCCCAGTGAGATCTGTGTTTTTGTTGGTTGTGTTAATCATTTGTGCTGGCGCAGTGGCGTCAACCATTGATAGTATTGCACCAAAATGTGATAGCCAATCATCAAAAAGGAGTCTTCAATGTTCAAGAGACCGCCAGCAATAAGAAAGTGGTCAACACTGTGGCAAATGTTTGCTTTGTTTTGTGAGTTCTGTGTCGTTCTTCTCACTATGTCAGTGTTTGTTGATGATCTTGAAAGCCGGCATGTGTTTCAATCGCTAGTCATTGCCTTGGCTCTTTCGGTATACCTAAAGATGCCTGTTGGCTGGGATGGCGATGAAAAGCTGATTGAAAATGGCAAAGATCGCTGGCATGACGTCGCGGTACCAGCACTGAGTGCCCTGTTTCTTCTCCCTATTATGTGGGTTATTAACTGTTTCCTATAACCCATTAGTATCAAAATTGGCCACCTAGGTTTATTTGGTGATAATATGAGCGCAACAACTAGACAACAATTGAATGCTGCGCTCATAACACTGTTTGCCCGAGGCCAACGCAAGGCAAAAGCGGTTAGAGAAGGCATTCCTAAGCCAAAATTTGAGCCGCTTACGCATGACCAGCTTAAACTCAGCCCAAAGCCCAAAACAGATCGCTAAAGATGTTGCTGAACAAATAGCCCATGGTAAAACGATGGAGGATTGCTCTGATGTGCAAGAGGTTATTGAAAATCTTGTTATGGAGCGAGATGAAGTCCATCAAGTAAAAAACACCCTTTCTGAGGTTCAAGACACCCTATCCTCTATGACCGATCGAATAGAGGAGGGTATTAAGGCCGGCCAAGATGGTTTTGAGTCTTTTAAGGTGGCTTTCAAAAAGCAAAAAAGCTATATAGAAAAGCTAGAAAGTCAGATTGGACAAGTTGATGAGCGCCGAAAAAGCGACAGAAGAATTAGCGATGATCGTCATGCACAGGTAAAGGCAGAGCTTGATATTTTGAAGCACACTGCCAACAATACAGCGCAAGCGGCCATGCAAAGCGCGACATCGGCCAGCAAGACTCAAGATAGTGTATTGGCACTGACATCAAGCATTAGCAGTCAATTTAGCTCTCTCCATGACTCAATCAATATTCTAACAGCATCGGCTCTAGAGGGTGGTAAACCCCAAAAAACAAAGCCATCAAAGGCGCCAGCAAAGATCACTGAGAAGATCCCAGTTGCTGTGTGGCCAGTCATTGTTGTGGCATTGGTGGGTGCGTTAGTTTTTCTAGCTACTGGTGATGACAGTCTTTTAAAGCTTATAGGTCTTGGAGGTGCTAAAGATGGCAATTGATCCATTATCATTAGTGTCACTTTTAAAAGTCGGCAAATCAGCTATTGAGAGAATTTGGCCGGACGCTAACAAGCGCGCAGAAGAGATGCGTAAGCTTCAAGAACTAGAGCAGAAAGGGCAGTTGGCAGAGTTGGAGGCTCATGTTAAAACTTTGACTATGCAGGCTCAAATAAATCTAGAAGATGCTAAGAGTGGAAACATGTGGCAAGCGGGTTGGCGGCCGGCTATTGGGTGGGTTGGCGCGTTATCACTGTTTTTGATGTACGTTCCCAAAGCTATCATGATGACCATCATTTGGGCTTGGCAGTGCTTTGCAATTCTTAACGGTGCTGAGGATGTTTCCGCGGTTAATCTGCCTGCCTTCCCTGATTTGGGTGTCACTGATATTATCGGCCTTTTAATGTCGATGCTGGGTATAGCTGGCATGCGAAGCTATGACAAAATGAAAAAAACAGACACGAAGGGTGTTAATTAATGGCTGACTTGACAATGACAGGTGCAACCTATGCATCAGCAGAGGCTGGCTTTGGTCAGGCGCTAACGGGTGGGTATGGCGAGTCTGGCAATGATTATCTTCCTCAAGATACATTCACCGTTACCGCTCGTGTAAGTAGTGTGGCTTCAAGTGGATCTATTGGTGTCATTGTGGGGCAGGCCAATGCTTTTTGGGTTGGCAAAAATGGTTCAAATTTATGCGAAGCTAGATATGGTTCTGGCGGTGGTGAGGTTGCGCTGGTTTCTTCTGTCGATTTAACGGTTGGTGGCCCACATCACATAGAGTTAAACCTTCATGCTGGTGGTGCTCGTTTATTTGTGAATGGCGTCATTGAGGCATCAAGCACAACATCACCATCAGCAGCAGGTGTGAATCTTTCTTCTGGCTCTCCGTTTCAAGTTAGGCGATTTGTTACGGCGTTTAATTTTGATGGTGCTGTTGATGAGGTTGCATTATTTACAGATCAGCTACATGATGCAAATTTCACCCATCCATCTGCGCCGTACTCTAACAATGTGGCTGGAATATATAGCCTGTGGCATTTAGATAATAATGGCGTTGATTCAGCCAATGCAGGAAGTGTCATTGATATTGCTCCAGATAATCCGGCTCTGATATACAGCAGATGCAATTGGCTAACATCATCGACAGAATCTAAAACAATTAATGTTGGTGCGTGGTTTAAAACACTTTTCACGGGTTCCTCATTAACCCTTAACTTTGATATGACAGGAATTAGTGCTCGCCGGCCCGTCATTGTGGCAAGAATTGACGGCAGGGATTGGCAGAAGTTTGATGTTGAGGAAACAGTGCCTCTGTCTATTCCTAGTGATCAAGATAATGACACTCACTTGCTTGAGGTTTTGTTTGATGCGGCAACGGAAACTGTTTCTCGATGGTCTCCTCAGTCAGTTGCTGTTGTTTTCACTGGATTAACATTAAGTAGTGGCAGTGAAACTGTGGCAGCGCCTGAACTTGTTGATGATTATGTGTTGTTTTATGGAGATAGCATAACCGAGGGCGTGAGGACTCTAGCGACCAATGGATCACTTGACGTTGATAGGAATTCTCAAGTTGTTGGATGGCCTCGCCGAGTTGCTGATTTATTGGGTTGTGATTCTGCAGTTGTTGCATTTGGCAGCCAAGGCATAAGTGATTCTGGTAATGGTGGTGTACCAAATCTAGTCAATTCTTATGATTTCCTCTGGTCTGGACAGTCAAGAGACTTTTCCATACCGCCAAAATATTGCATATGGCTTCAGGGTCACAATGATGGATCTAGCAACACAGTTGCAGACGGATTAGAAGCGCTTAACGGAATGTTGGCCAGTATGGTTGATACTATTTTTTTTCTTGTTCGCCCATTTTCTGGCAATCAAGCGGCTAATCTTCAATCAATACAATCGACATGCAATGAGCCTAACAGGGTTTTCTATATAGATTCTACCGGATTTTTTAACACCTCAAATTCTGCTGATGGATTGCACCCTTACGGATTTGAAGATTTTGCCAATATAGCGCCTAAAATTGCTCAGGCAATAAATAATCCAACCCATACATCTAACGCGATCTTATCGGCAGCGGGAATACCCGATGGGACGTATAGGGTGAGATTGTTTTATGAAGATTTGAATTGCGGTGACTCTCCTGTTTTTGATGGTGATGTGGTGTTTTCAGGTGGTACTGGGTCTGCATCATTTGGTGATAAGTCGGGTAGGTCTGTTACTGGATATGTGGTAGATAATATAGGCTCTCATATTAATGGGGCCGTTCTTCAGGTGACTACATCATGAGTATAAATATTTGGCAATCTGTGAATTCTTGGGGTTCATTACCACCGACACAATCATCACCAGATGATTTTTCTGGTAATATTTTATTAGGCATTGGCTGTAGTGTTGTCATGATTTAATGGGTTCGAATTATGCCAAATCAAAGAATACTTACAGGAACCGCGAGGCCCCATTTTCAAACTGAAAGCATGAACACACTCAGCGTTCGTGATTATTTTTCATCCCTTGGAATAAATGAAAGTGACACCGTAAAAATTGGTAAAATTCACTATCAAATATTTCCCAATGGTGAGCAGATGGTAACAACTCAGTCATCAGAGCCAGATGCGGCTGATGCTGAGCTCACACGAGATGGTGATTATATTTACACGCTAAGCCTTAATGTAAGCGCCAACAATTTTAAGGGTGCTTTAACTTCTGCCATAGCTCAAGCTGATCAAAAAATAAGTGATCTTTACGGGGGTAACTAATGCCTCCTGTATCACCACCTGCTGGATGGACTAAAGGCCTACAAATAGATATTGGCAATAGTTTTATACCTACCACCATCAATGGTAAGGTTCCTGCCGTTCTAACCGCTGCAGCGTTTACTGCTAGCTTCATGGCAGCCATGCAGTCTGATGCTAGAGATTTGCGTTTTACCAGCGATGCTAATGGCACTCAATTTTTACCGCGAGAAGTGCAGTACTTTGATGAGCCTAATGGCCATTTGATAGTTCATGTGGGTCTAGACGCCGTTACCGCTTCAACTACTAAGACGATCTATGCATGGTGCAATAATTCAAGCGCTTCAGAGCCACCACCACGGGACATATCAGGCGCCCAATCAGTTTGGAATAATGTGCTGGGTGGCACTGATAGCTATTATGGTGTGTGTCACTTTCAGCAGGCCAGTGACAGCGGTACTCTATTTCCTTCTGACCCTGGCTTTAAATCGGGTTATGAGTCAACCGGAAATTGGACGCCGGTGAACGCGGGTTCAGGCGTTTCAGATGGTGCTGGGCTGTTGCCGGGTCAAAACGCGTGGGTAATGAGTAACAGCAACAACGTTATTAACTTGGAAGCCATAAACACCACCCAGAATGATAGCACTGTGCCTTTTTGGCTGGAGTTTTGGGTGTATGCCACATCATACCCGAACAGTAACGCACCCATATTTGTAGGAGACTTTAACCGGTTCTTGAAGTGGGAAAGTAACGGCAAGGTAAAGTTTGGTGATTCGGGTAACCCGTCAACAAATGGAATTTTGCTAAACCAGTGGAATCAGGTTGCGATGATGCGTGATGCCTCTGGAAATGTGACCTTCTTTCTCAACGGGCAGCCAAATGGAACAACCCAAACCACTCAAGATATTGAGAATATGAACCGCCTGTTTCAGGATAGAAATAATAACGGCAATGGCTATGATGGTGTTCGGTTTCAGTGGGTTAGGTTATGCCGAGGAGCAACACTAGGCACCTCTCACCTTGAGATGCAATGGAACGCGGCGGCGAATGATGACACCTTTGCAGCGCCTAGTAATGAGACTGATTTCAACCCGAGCGTGCAGTTAAAAGTTACGGCGTTGGATTTGGATACTAGATTGCCAATTCAAAATGCAAGAGTTAGATTAGCAACAACCCCTGGTAATGTCGTTGTGCTGGAGGGTTTAACAGATGCAAGTGGTGAATTAACGGGTTCTTACGATCAAACAACCCCGCAAGATGTTGAGGGTGTTGTTAGAAAGGCAACCGATCCCGACCCGCTTTACAAACAGGGTGTCTTGGTAGGCACGATTACAACCGGCGGCCTTGATATTGTGGCGCCAATGACATTAGACGAGTAAACAATTATGGCTATTGCAGACTTCTTTAGCATTGATGCAAACAAAAATATTCGGCGAACCGGTGCGGCTCATGGTGGTGGTGCTGAATATTTCACAGTTCTTGAACTTCACCGGTGGCTTCAGGATTTGGCAGACAATGAGGGTGTTACTGGTGATGATTTGATCTCTATCATTAGTCGAGACCCATCAAACAAGCAGACTGATAACATTGTTGAGCTAAAAAATAATGCCAACCTTGATGATGATGCTGCCGAGTACATCTACAACGGTTCAATTATTCAGGCTGAAGGCGATACTATCTATGATGGTGTTGATGTAATTGGTGAGGGTCCGCACTTGATCATTCATCAAAATGGTCAAGTTCTTACCAATGATTTCTGGAATACTGGTGGTGGCCTTAATCCTGATCCATCTCGCGGAATTTCACACCGATTCATGCTAAAAGTGAGGGAAGGTGGCGCCGATATCGACGGGCGGCGACTGCTGGGCTTGCGTCGTGAGTTCGGCAAGAGTTATGGCGAGTTTCCAATTAACGGTACATCTCGCGGTATTAACGTGATGGCTGTTACTGAGTCAGACGACCTCAACAACCAAACCGCTGAGGGAACCGTTGCCACGTGGACAGACATAACCAATACAGAAGGTTATTCACTTCTTGACTTGAATAATGGTAATGGTGCACAACCTTACTACTCTACTTGGAACTTTGGTGCTAGAACTGTCAATCAGTTTTATGAGCGCTTGAAGTGGCTAACCCGCCAAGGCACTGTTGAGACAATCTATGGTTTAGATGGTGAATTATTCCGTGGTATCACTCATGAGATTGATATTGACACTAATGCAGGCACCTTTGTTGAGCCTGAGGCGGTTAGCTGGGCTACAGGTACTGGTCAGCTTCTAGCAATCGACTCTCCATCAGTCGGCACAAAAATGTGGATTCAGCTTTTAACTGGTGTCGTGCCTACTGATGGCCAAGTTATTACTGGTGGAACTTCTGGGGCAACATCTGCGGTTAATTCGACAATAACAGTCAGGCCGGTATCATCACCGTTCGTTGGTCAGTCAACAGGGACAGCAATTATTGGCTCATATGGCCTTGGTATCAATCCTGCTGCGTTGACAGTAAACGATAAGCTAACCGATTTAACAGACACCTTGCAAACTCCACCAAACCAACAAAGTTTCACTGTTGCTGGTATTGTTGCTAGTGAGGATCGTGTTTTAGTGGGGCCAATCAATGGTACTAGTGATAATGTAGAATTAAATCAGCTAACAGCAAACGGCGCGCAGGGTGCATCCTCAACAACATTCACGGTCAATGAGGCTATACCAGCAGACACGCCGGCAAGTGGTACAATACGCGTATTTAATGGTGTTGATCATATGCGTGTCGAGTATGACAGTTATTCTGGCTCTGTTTTCACGCTTACCTCTACACTAGGTGCGGCGGTTTCTGATGGTGCTGGTGCATTTATTTCGTATATTGATAAGTTGGCACAAAGCACCGCTGAGTCGTACACCTACATCTACAGCACTGACCGATCACTTTATGTAAAAGTTCGTGATGGTGATGAGGCTAGTCCAATTGTTCCATTTGAAACACCAGCAACCGCTGGTAGTGCTGGTGGATCAGTAACTGCAATTAGAACGAGTGACGCCTAGTGGATAAAAAAACCCTTCAAACAATCAGTGGTAGTTTAGAGTATACAAACGGTGAGCTAGAAAAGTTGCGAAGGCTTGTTACCGCTCAAAACGAAGCGATACAAAGCCAAGGCAGAAAAATTATAGCGCTTGAGAAGCTTATCATGGGGCTAGCAACACATGGCAACAACGATAGATTGGCCGACGAAGGTAATTAATATTCCTCGTGCCGATTTACAATTGGTTCAAGAGACTCCAACGGAAATTAGGCAGCTTAGCTTAGATGTTTTCCGTTTAATCTTACGTGGCCTTGAGGCTAGTCTAGAGGGTATACCCTATCTGCAGACTCATAACCATACACCACCTGTTAGCGTGGGTAGCGTTCAGCTGGCTCGTGTTGTTGAACTAATAAATAACTACACAGTGACATTTGAGGATGGCCAATACGCCGTTAATATCATCGGTGGCAACTCTAATATTGGTGATTTTATTAATGTTAATCAGGTGTCAGTAAGAACGGCCAACTCGGCCGGATTGACATACTCAAAAGAGATTGAAGACCAAGCCTTTACCGACGCAAGAATATACATTGATTCTGAAAAGGGATTGCCTGGGACTATTTACCCACAAGGTGTGCCAGGGCGACCAGTTGCTACGCTGCAAGATGCTCAAACTATCATCGAAACAAGAAATCTACCAAAGCGAATTTCTCTAACCGGAAACATTAACCTAACTTCTGATGATGATGTGAGTGAGTATGATATCGCTGGGGCGTCGTCCAACTTGGCCTCAATAATTGCTGATACCGGAGCCAATACCATGGATATGGTAATAACTAATCTAACTCTCATTGGTGATTTGAATGGTAACATTTCCGCTAGATCTTCATCATCTCTAGTATCGCTAAATAATTTTGATGGTGAGTTAATTGATTGCGGTATTGATGGGATTATCACCTTGGGACAAGCTGATGATACAGTTAACCATGAATTTATTGATTGCTATTCACAATCTGAAGGCGACACATACCCAATAATTGATGCACAAGGCCTAGATGGTCTATCTGTAAAATTCGTTGACTATAGTGGTGCCTTAGCTTTTCGAAATTTCAATCAACCATCTAATGTTGTTACGGTAAATCTTGGGTCAGGAGCCGTGCTTATTGATAGTTCATGCACTGCTGGAACTTTCGTTATTCGAGGTACTGGTAACTTGATTGATGAAAGTGGCGAAGGCTGCACAGTTATTACAAGCGCATTTGCTGAAGGCACTGATAAGGCCACAGAAAAGATATGGAGCTATACCCGTGCTTGATGCATGGCAAATTCTTGTTGGCAACAGCACGGCGCCAGCCGGAAGTGACGCATGGACACATCTCAATAATCAACAAGGTGGTGGCGTTGTTGAGGGTGATATTATAGTATCAGAGCTTATATCTGTTGATATACAGGATGGTGTTGAAATGACCGATTTTAATGTTGATGTCTTAACTGTCAATCTTGATCTTGAAGTAATAACACTAGACGCACCGGAAGCCATAACCACTGAAATTGATAAAGATTTGGAGATAGCTGAAGATGACGGCTGTTCATGTTAAAAAAGGCGATAGCTATGCCTACGGCGCCAAAATACAAGGCATAACTGATCTAACGGGTTACACCTGCCAGATGCAGGTTAGGGCCAAGGATAATCCTGATGTTGCCTTGGTTGATAAATCCATTGATGCTGTTGGCGATAAATTTCATGTAAACCTTGCTCCGGATGAATCAAGCACCTTAGAGATCGGCAAAACCTACACAATGGCCGCCCAAATATCAAATGCATCTCTAGAGTATGCCCGCGAAGTCGAGCGAGAAATTGAGATTGTAAAAGAATACGTTTATTAACTTAAAAAGATGAAATTGTGCCATGAGTAAAAACATCAATCCTTCAGCATGCTTTACGCCCTCTAGCCTTCCGGTTGCCGCGCCCATAAAATCAATACGATCCAATAGCGCTCAATCTGTAACTATTCGATATCGGAATGGAAAGATACATGTGGCCAATTTTGCCGCCGGTGAAACTCGCCCAATTGCGTGTGCCGGCATTAATTCAGCTACTGGTGCGCCTGCAGATTTAGAGCTTTATGTATACGATGAAACTAAGTTGCCATGAACAAAAAAGAGCTTTTAAAAAGCAGTGACTCAGCATTTGCCTCTGCTAGGGGTAGAAAGCAGTTGCACATGATGAGGGAGGTCATTAATGGTCTCTTGTCGATAGACTACAACTATCAAAATGGTGATGAGGTAGAGCCTAACACTATAGTTAGAGTTGGCAGTTGGCTTATGGGGTCTAACAAGAAAACTAATGAGCCAGCTGAGCCAATAACAGGGATAGCTGAGTATGCGCTGCCAGATGAAATAGTCTCATTCAACTCACCATCAGCAACAGCATCAGTCTACTCTGTATTAGACATTGATATTGATGATGACAAAGATGGTGAGTTCATGGAGGTTAGGTGCATAATACCTGATACTTCAGATGATTATGAATATCGTGTTTTATCATTTGATATTAGTGGCGATGATCCTGTTTTAATTTCTGATGATCTACTTGATAACAGAACCCTAACAGCCAACCAGTGGAATGTTATTGCCTCTGGAAGCTCTAAGGTTGTTGGCGGCACAAAGGTTAGGCTTGTCCTTAGCTCGCTCAATACATCCGGTGATAACAACGTTTCTGGCCGCTGGTTGTGGGAAGGTAATAGCAACTCAGGACCATCGACGCAAAGTGCCAATAAGCGATCTAATAACCGAACTCTTAGAATACACAAGGCTGATCTTGATAACCAAGATAGAACGGTTGACCTTAACTCAGTTGGTGTTAATACCGACATAAGGGTGGCTGACGCATCAAACCCCAATTCTTACTACCTGTTTTCAGTAAATGCAGTGCCAACTGATTCGGGTGATTATGTGGAATACAGCGTTTCCATTTCCGATATTGGTGGGAGCGGCCCATCAGTTGGAGAGGTAGCGATTGATCTCGACATACCAATAGCAGCATCAACGCGATACCACGAAATAACAAACTACTGGTCTGGTGCGCAAATAGATTATGGCACCGCATCAGGCAAGCTTTATATTGATGGTATTGACCAAGGTGTTGATCCAAATAACGCCTATGGCATTGATATTAAATTTGCCCCAATCGTGATATCAGATGATTGGGAGTTCATAACAAAAACTGAAGATATATTGGGGCTCTAATGGAACCAGTACTGCAGGACACATCCTATCTCACTCAGTTTCTATCCAAGGCATTTACCAAGGATAATATCCGCCATTACAAAGAGGCCATGCAGAAGTGTAAGCAAGTGGATATGTCCGACCGCGAGCAATTCCACTATGCCTGTGGCGTTGCTAGCAAAACCCTAAAGATCAAAAAGGGTGAGCTTATCCTTGGCAAGTTTCACCGCGAAAGCACCATAAACATATTGCTTGAGGGAAAGATAAGGTTAGCCGGTGATGGGTTCCAAGCAGTTATCACCGCGCCCCAAATATTCGTATCGCCCGCCGGCACGCAAAAGCTAGGAGAAGCTCTAGAGGATGTCCTCTTTGTCAATATTCACACCACCCAACAAGTGGACCCTGAAAGCATAGAAGAAGAGCTCATTTGCACAACCGAAGAAGAGTTATCTCTACCCAAGCCAGAGTTACCCACAACCGGCATCGCGCCTGTGGATAAAGAGACTACCAAGATACTATTAAATCATGTTATATTATCAAACGAACGTGATCCCGAAATAATAGAACTAGCTAAGCAGGTGGTAAATGGCCGAGGTAAAACTTGAACGATTCATGTATAGCGATATGGGCACCTTTGGTGTTCTGTCGATAAACAATACTCCTGTATGCCTCACTGTCGAGCGGCCGTGGCTGGACAATCAGCCCAACATTAGCTGTATTCCAGAGGGTTTCTATAAGCTAGGCCTTCGCGATAGCGGTATCGTATCCAGAACAACAAAGGGCCGCCACGAAAGAGGCTATGAAGTTAGGGATGTACCAGGACGTACATACATCATGATTCACATTGCCAACTCGATGAGCGATCTTAAGGGTTGCATCGGCGTAGGCAAGCGCTTTGGATGGATGACAAACAAACTCGGAGTTACCACCAGCGCAATCACCTTTGATGAGGTTATGACCGCACTACTTCCCGAGGAAGAGCACACCATTGAAATCATCTTCAATAAACATGCACAGGCCAAGTATCACAAGTAGGAGTATTTATTTTGCCAGCACCTCACCCAGTAGGCCCAGCCGAATTAAAGTTAATAAGGGAATGTGCAAGAAGTGGTATGGGTAAATGCGAAACAATGCGGCGATTAGGATGGGGCGAAAACTCATTCTCAACTAAGTGCGCCAGTTATCCAGAGGTAGGAAGAGCTTATTTTGAGGGTAGAGGTGAAATCCTTGGAAAAATAAGAGATGTTGGAGTTCAGGTTGCCCTAGAAGGTGACCCCGGAATGATTAAGTGGTTTATGGAACGCCTTGCTCCAGAGGACTACGGAAAGCAGACATCAATTAAGGCAGAGGTTAACTCAAAGGTAGAAGCCTCTGTCAAAGTGGAAGAGCAAGAGCTTGATATAGAAAACATGAGCGACAAGCAAAGGGAGGCCCTACGCACACTGGTAGGGCATTCAGAAGATTAGTCATCTTGGCAAAACAAAACCCTGGCATGCTCAATGGCCGCCTCTTTTGTTAGGTGGTAAATTTCAGAAGCTGCAAGGGCTTGAGATGATAAGGTAAATCCTGCCTGTGTTGTGTTGTAGCCTGGCTTCCAATATTCTTTATCTGAGCAATACTTATAGGAAGGTCTGTATACATAATCCGCACTTTCTATTTCCTTAGGATCGGTACAAGGCGCAGGATACTCACCGCCATTGTGCATCCATGTTTTGGGCTTGATTCTGTATTCTACGTGATCATGCCATGATGGGGGTTCATTAAGCTCAGAAAGTCCGGTCCAATACTCACCGTTATCTGAAATCTGAAGAAGGCTTCTAGCCTCTTTATGGCTCATACCCTCAGCTATCTTTGAGTAGTAAAAGGCCTGAACCTTAGCTTTTTCTTGTTGTGGTTGCATTTTATTGATCCTGTTGGTTGGTTTTAATGGTTGTGCCTTTTGTCGGCCAAACCATATTATTTTAGGGTAATGTCTTATCATTGATTCTGTCATCTTGTTGTTTTGGCGTTTCAAGCTCTTTCAATAGCATATCAGCAATAGAAACTGAATGATTTACAAGCTCTTCATCTGTTTCAAACCTCCACCCATTTCCGTGACCCCTTATGAAGGCCTTCATTACCTCAACCGTAAAATACTCGCGCTTGGTTAGCCCTCCGTCTTTAAATTCGATTTCTCCTGTTTTTTTAAATTGGCCAAATGCCGATAGGTTGCCGTTGTCACTCATATTTAATATCTCAGTTATTTTGTTAGTCCAATAATCCAGTTGCGCAGCTCAATCATTTGTGGGCAGTAGATCATGCTTTCAACATAGGTGTATAGTGGTGGATAGTCGTGCTGTTTTCTCTGTATAAACCAGTCGGCATCGGCTTTTGTTAGACAGGTTTTTATAACTTCTTCGGTTTCCTGCATGTGAATAACTCTAATATTTGTTGGCCAATCATGATCAGTCTCAAAGTAAAAATTTTCCTCAAAAAGCTTTAAGGTGTGACCGTCCGGATATACATCACTTGGCTGCACATCGTCATCCAGTTCTATCAAGCCCATAGACAAAAGCCATTCTTCGCACCATTCATCATTGGCCTCAAAAAGCTCTCTTGCTGATTCTGAAGAGTCAAACCCATCCTTGCTTGAGTATATAGGTATGCCTTCAGAATCATCACTGTGAAGCTCCCAGTGGCTTTCATCATATCCCTCTTCAGTAACTAAATATCTCTTGCACCTAACTTGGTAAATTGGCTCGGCGGTGCAATTGTTGTCTTGCTTGTTAATCTGCTTTGACATCTCAATTAAGAAATCAGGAATTTCAAAATTCATCATCGATCTCCAAAAGCTCAGGGTTTTGATGTATGTTGCCTATGACTTCAACATCTGAAAAATCTTCAAATGCTTTATCTTCGGTTGAGTAAATGCAATCCCATTCAGGTGTATCATCATGATGTAGTGATGGTATTAAAGGAGAGTACCCAGAGCATCCATTTTTTATTTCAATAATAAATGCCCATCTCATGGGGTGCATGCCATAATCTCGAATATATTCATTAGTTGATGAGCTAACAAATCTAACAACATCGCCCTCATAGATGTTGTTGCCTACCTTGTCCTTAATGCCGATATACTGGCCCACTGTTTCAGGTTTGACTAATGTTACTCTATGGCCATCTTCACAGCTTTCTATTGCTGGTATTTTTCCTCTGTTAAAGGTAAGATTTCCATAAACAAAGCGACCATCAACAACAGATATTCCTCTAAATTTTATTTCTCGCATTTTTTATTGGCCTCTAAAAGATTTTTGTTTTCGTGAATGTTTCCGATAACTTCGGCGCAATCACTCCAGCGCATTGGATTTCCATTATATTTTTTAACTGACTCTTCACCTTCAGCCTCTGATGTGAAATATCGGTGTCCGTTTAGTGTAACCCCGCAACTTGGAGTTATTGTTACGTGACCGATGGTCTTGTAAAACCCGTCAGAATCGTTAGGATCACCAGTGCGATAGCAGATTGGAAAGGTTGCATGAAATTCATGGCAAACAATGTCTCCTTCATAAATTGGAGCTCCGTTCATGTCCTTCAGGCCTGTAAACTGCTCCAAAACAAATCTATTGTTGTCGGCCTTAAAATTGAGGGTATCTAAAAATAATTCACCATTATATTTTGGTGTTCGTCTTGGGTTGACTGGTATAAAAATATTTCCAGCACTTAAATACTCTTTTCTTTCCTTATCCCAAGCCCTAAACTTAATCTCTCTTGTCATAACTCTACCTATTCAGAATTTAATTTCTTTTTTAGTTGATTTATTAGACTTTTATCAGGGTGTCTATAGTTCAAAATCCAATATGGCCAGCGCGTAAACCTTCCGTTTTTTCTGGCGTTAACGATTGGTGATGGCATTTCAGAAGAATCAAAAGTATCATCAAATTCATCTAATAAATCAGCCATTTTGCTTTGCCATTCATCTGGCATCTGATGCATTAGAGATCTTGGAAGTGTTAGCCATGATGCTCTGGACAGTCCAAACCAAAGCCAAAGTTTGTTATAACCTTTCATAATCTCTCTCCAGTTATCCGCCAATACTCATCAATGCACCGCGGGCCTGTTATTATTATGTTGGGGCTTAATGTGGCTTTTAAATCGGCTATTTCTTTTCGAATATCTTTGAGCTCTTTGACGATATCCGAATCGTGGCTAACGCTTTTGCCTGATTCTGGCAAGAAGTTGTTAAAGTCTTTAACAAATGTTGGGCAATAATCCATTCCTGATGGCATTGGTCAATCCTCAATCTCAACCTGATTAGAAACTGGTGCCCAATATCCTCCAATATTCAAAAGCTCACCTATTTCATTTCCGTTATGGAAAACAAAGCCGCCCTCTATATCAACTATCTTAAAATCATGAACGAAATCATGCTTTGTTCCATGAAGGCACCAAAAATAATGACCTTCATCAGTTGGCAATTCCTTACTCATCTTTATAACCGGCAAAGGCTTAACCGAAGGCGACTCAAAAGCCGTCTTAGAAAGGCGTAGGAGATCCGTTGAGAGCTCAACCGGCGTGTATTGGTCTAGATCCCTAAGGATCAGCTCAAGCTTTTTCTTGAAGTAGTTCTTGTCGAGTTTATCCATTGCTTTTCTCTTGAATTTTTCGAAGGTCTCTAAGTTCGATATTGCTATCTTTTGCCAGTCGCTCAGCAAGCCTGTAATCCCTATCGCTTGTTAAGTCCTTGTAAAACCACATTCCGCCAATGAATATGCCTATCTGAGTTACTGTATAGTGAGCGCCATCATTTTGTCGATATTCATTGTGGCGGATTTCTATGATTTGAGGCAGTGCTTTTGAGGTGGCCACTTAGGCCACCAAAGCTTTGTAGAATTTTTCAAGTTCGCCTTCTGGTTTCATCCAGCTTGGCGCTTCATCGCTAAGAGCGTATTGGGCGTAGTCATGCATACGCTGCTCTAAGATAGTTGCATCGCAGCCAATATCATGGCGCAAACCGTATTCAGTGCCGTCAGTGTAAAAAATATTAATCTTGGTTTTGAAGTAGCCGCCATCAGTGCCATTATCGATAGCTACTTGCTTGGCGATAGCGGTGTATTCTTCATAAGAGTAAGTTGTTTCATCGTTGAAGCGGCGAGACTCAGACCAGAACACATGAACCTTTTCAATCTTTGGCTTGCGAGACTGCTCATAAACTTTAGTTAAGGCAGCTGAAAAAGCATCGCGGTATTTTTTGAAAATGTTAAGAATTGACTTGGCCATTGCGTGTGCTTTTTTGAAGATTTCTGATTTAGTCATTGTGCTCACCGTTTTCGTTGTTGATGGGCTCATTGTATAGATGCTTGATTGTTGCGTCAAGCATTATTTTAAATCAATCTAGGATTATCCAGTCTTCAGCTAGAATATCTTCTTGCGATGGGTGCCAAGAGTTTGCAACTATAATTTTGTTATTGTCTTTCTGTATCTCGGTTTTTATTCTTCTAAGCTCAAAGTTATCAACAATAACGCCATTATTGATCATTTCAATATGCATATTGTTTCTATTTAGAAAAATAGACCTAGCGACCCTCTTTCCCTTTTTTATGGCCTCTAGAGCAAGGCCAAAGCTAACGCCTTCAGATGGCTTGAACAGTCCTAAAAACACCGATTTAGGAAGCCAATGGATGTACCCCTGATGATTTGGATGGTTAGAAACTCCAAAGCCTCTATTCTCAACAAGATAGCCATCCTCTTCGCCATCCTCATAATGTGGCATATCCCAGCCGCGATAGTTGTTATATTCAAGTTTGGTCATCGGCGAGGATGACACTATTTGGGTTCCTATGTACTTTTTCATATTAAGCCTCCATTTTTTATTTCCTCTTCATATTTTTTATTCCAGTCAACTGTAAATGCTATATGCAATTCACAGCACTTTTGCGGTGTTTTAAAAGGAAAGCCATTAAGATTGCTAATATGCTCTTTGCCTTTTTTTGAGCATACATACCAAGAGCCGCCATATTCCCATCCGTCGCCAACATCTTCGTTGTGAGTGCAATTTATACAACTTGCAACAACTGGCTTTCCCTCAAAATCAGGTAGGGTTCCATCGCTGGCAATTAAATTGCTATTGTCATTACTCATAAAAATTCAACCTTTTGGTGTTAGATCGAAGCAAACAAGAAAATAAATAAGAAACATGGTTGATAGTGGCGCCATGTACATTGATATTATTGCGTAAACGTCTAGCCAATCGATGGTGTTAATAGTTTCATGCCTTTTGTCTGGCTCTAGTTCCATATCAATACAGGCTCCATGCTATGGCAGAAACAATAATTGCTGCTGTTGACATGCTAAAAAAAGCAGCTCTCCACATTTCTGCCTTATTCGTTTGTATTTCTAGATCTGAATAAGTTTCTTCGTAAGAATTATTGATTCTAGAAATTATTTCCGTTTTTTCCAAAATGCAGTTTTTATTTTTTCTTAACAGATGTTCCTGGCGAACAATTTGGATTTTTAGATCCTTGTTTTCATCAATCAGTTTTACTGATGTTTCATTACAGCTTTCTGCGTACTCTTTTGCAGAGATAAGTTGCTTTTCTAGATGTATAATCTTTGTTTTGGCCTCTTTTAGGTTGGCCTCTATAATTTCAGCGTTTTCTAGTCGCAATGCCTCTAGATGCCTTTCGTGTGCATCCCTAACTGTTCCATTAATAACGCTCATGTCTATATCCCGTAGGGTTTACCATACCAAGTTTTAATGTAGCTAACGCTATTGAGTCGGCCTATACAGGCGCTTGCGTTTGATATTGGATCACTGAACCATTCGCCTTCCTGTGTATAAACTTCAAAGTATGTTTCTGTAACCTCTTTGTACCCGTCAAAGGTCCAGCTGCTAAAGTTTGCTGTTATCTCAGGCATAGGCGGGTATTCAACTATTTCATTGGTTGCTGTGGCGGTGTAAACTTCTGATGCCGGCTCTGTCCAAAATTCATCATAATCATCATCTGAAAACTCACCGAGCACATACTTTGATACCTCTGACTCGCAACCAATTATGGTGTATGGTTTTTCGCTAAATCCAATGGTTATGAAAACGCCGACTAAAAATATAATTAATGAGATCAATAAAATGATTGGCCATTCTTTTTTTTCTTTTATATGCATAATTTAATACTGCCTAATCTATTTGTTTATATGTCTTAGTAGCTCATCAAGATCAGCTTGACTGTGGTCATACCACTGGCTTCTGATAAACTTCCTGTCTTGATCGTCTTTAAAGACTGTAAATTTGCAGGCGCGGCCGTTGACATAATCCATGTCAACCACAACGTTTTTGCGTGGTGATCCAATAGCTATGATTTCCTTGGCTTCCTCATTACTTAAAGGGTTTGCATTGAAGTGTAAAAACCCAAGCCCCTGAGGCTTGCTAAGATCATAAACCTTTTTAACAACCTCTACTAAATCGGCGCCGGTTATCTCGATCATGTTTTCTGTGTCCATAATTCCTCCAGTTAATAGCCCCGAAGGGCTAGCGGTAATAATTCAAGGCCAAGCAGCAAGACTCTACAATTCGATTTGAAATTGGAATCAAATAACCATTTAAGCGAGCAAACTTCATATCGCGACCAAGGTCTACTTCAGTAACTTCAGCAGTAGCCTTTTCACCATTTGAACAAACAACCCTTAAGCAAACAGATTTACCAAAACACCCGCGATCAATGACCTTCATTGAAATTAATTTTTCTATTGCTGCTTCCATATCTATCACCTTTTAAATTAATTTGATTGCCCCTTGCGGGGCGGTTATTTCTTAATGAGGAAGGCGACTTAAAGTGCTTCGTACATTATAGTGGCAGGTTTCGCCAAGCTTGGTTAATTGCAATTCATCATTGCGATACTGAAGAACTTTCCTATCCTGCAAGTCGTTGATGATCCTAGAAACTGTTGCGACAGTAGCTCCACAGATCTCAGCAATTTCACGCTTGTCTGATTCTGATTTCCCATTCTTAAAGCAATCTAGAACAATAACATAGTTGGTTGAGCTCAAGATTCCGTGACGGTCAACAACAAGGCTCAATTGGTCTTTTGTAAAGTCTTTAATATTCATGGTTATCACCGTTTTGTTAATTGCATTGTGCGTCTCAGTGATTAGAACTATATCAAAGGATTGATTGTATCGTCAAGGTTTATTTTGTGTTTCTAGAAGGTTTTTCTTGATGAGTGGGATTTTTTGCATCTTTAATGAAAAAACGCGACTATTGCCGCGCTATAATTTAATCTTATACTAATGAATAAGACCTGACGCGACCAACACCAAACTCGCTTGCACCACCCACCCCTGTGCCAGACCACCACGCGCGAACCACTCCTTTTTTAACCAGTCTGCGAAGTGCACTCAATCGACGCTGCTTAATTGTCTTATTAAAATTAGCGGACATATATCTAAATTTCAACGGCGCGGAGCTGTCTATAGCCTCCCTCAACAGCTCGCAATCCATGTCAAAGCGCTCTGCAAATCTTAAGTCCGACTCCCAGTCCCACGACGACTGCATTCGGTCACTTTTCAGTTCATCAATTAAGAAGCTCTCCTCATCTTCTAGCTTAGACATCTACTCACCCTCTTTTATATCTTCTGCTGTTAAAATGCCAGCATCGCTATCATGAAAATTAACTTCTGATATAGGCTTCCCATCAACAACTAGCGCTATAGACAATCCTCTTCCGCAATCCAATTCATTCATCGGTATTGCTTGAAAGGTTGCATTAAAAGCAGTCAATACCGAACTTATTGCAATGTTTGGATTTTTAGAAAGCTTAGGGTTGCTATTTATAAGCTCTATTTTAGATTCTAAAAGGCTGTTTATTTCAGCTAACTCTTTGTAGAGATAATGCTGCTTTATGTGCTCCAAAGGCACATCATTTATATTAGTCATTGTTATTATCACCCTCTTTGTGTATGTCGTTAATAGGTTTTACCCAGAACTGATACCAGCGCTCACCATCTGCATTGCAGACATCTTGCCAATAGACCACATGACAATTCAAGTTGTGTATTTTGTTAAATGTCATTGCTTTTCGCTCTGCCAGCTCTCTAGGCTTCCATCCATCGAGAAAGTCAAATCCCGCATATTTAAAGCCACATAGCTCCATATGTCTTTTCCTATCGGGCCTTCGATTTCTTCCGTTGAACTTAGCAAATGTTTCTATTAAATTACTCATGGTTTGTGTATGTCGTCTGCTGATTTTTCATTTTCTATAAGAAGATTATGCAATATATTAAGTTTTGCTGGCAAACTGTAGAAGTCTAATTTAAACACCTCTATAAAAACATCCAGCGCCTCTTGCGGCGTGAACTTCTCAAGAATGGCGTTTAGGGCTTCGGTTTTGTTTTCGCTTAGACGTGGGTCTAACGTTTTATATTCATCGAAGACAGCCTTGCTTTCTCTTAGAAACATATCCTCATATGAACCGTTTTCTTTTCTTAAGCAAAAACCTCTGCATTCTGCTGCAGTTTCAAATATTTCATCACTCACTTTTCACACTCCCCACAATAAACAAACGTACATCGCATTAATCGTTCACCGTATTTGGTTAACCCCGCCTTTTTAAACATGGCCTGCTTCTCTTTGCTTCTAAACCAAATTCGGCATTCTTTGCAGCGGTATTTTCGTCGGTCTTCAATGTTCATTTGACCATTGCCCGCCTTCATCGAAAGAAACGTGTATATCGTCACGAAGGCGATTGAAAATAACAACATCACAGGAATCTGAAAATCCTTGCTTTACGGGCAGATCATCAGCTAAATCACTTATTGCAATCTTTAGATCTTTTATTGTTTTAACCTCTACGGACCATAAGGCATTGTCTGGGTTTAATTTATTGATCATAACCCGTCACCCCTTTTAGTTCTGTGTTTGAATTTCAATGGCCTGGGTGCGCCGCTATATCCTCGGCGCTCTATTTTTATATCTTCCTCACCTGATGGTTTGGCAGTCCAATATGCGCACCCTCCCTGCCACCAAAGAGAGTCACCTATTTTAATTTTCTCGGAGTTCTCATTCTTAACTACATAAATGGCGCACTCTTCTTTTCCGTCAATTGTATTGACCCAAAAGCTCTGCTCTGTTTCCAATACCTCTATTACTGTTCCGCCCACACTCATAGTTCACCACCCGTTAGCGTCGACGATTCCGCAATACTCATCGCCGGTTTCGATGTTATCAAGAACCACGACAAAGAAGCCTTCAGGCAAATTTGCAGAAGGGATGTTACTTAAGAAGTCTCTAACTGCATTTAAGTCAACTTCTTCCTCTGACTCTTCGTCGTAAAGATCCTCTGCATCAAAAGGATAGCTAACCATCTTAGCGGCTTGGGTTATTCGCCAATCGTGAGGGCAATCTAGATTTAACTGTTTCGCGGCTTTAAAGTCGCTGTTTGGGCCTAACATAAGCACATCTCCTCTAGTGCATCGATTACCTTGGCAACTGTGCGCATGGTTTTAATGTCGTAGTCGCGATCCTGAAGTGTTTTATTAAGGCGATTCATTCGCAGTCTGTTCTCCTGTGTAGTTGCGTCAAGAACGGCGGCTTTAGTGGCTTTAATTACTCGAGGTGCGCCTTCCAAGTTATCAGCAGCACCGAATACTTCACCATTAGATCGGTAAAACCGCACACCACCAGCAGTGAGAGAAGTCTTAGCAATACTCTCGACAGTAGCGACACGTGACGCGCCAAGCGGAGCATCTATTACAACCGTGTCACCCTTGCGTAGGGATTCTAGCCATTTCATTATTTCACCACCGTTAATCTTTCCAAGCCTATATCTCTATCCATTTCCAAAACAAAAGTCACATGACGCTCAAAAACATCTCCTAGATTAAAAACAAGGTAAGCGAAAAATAATAAAACAGGAATAATGGAAATAAGTATTATGGCCTGATTTATATTCATTACATGACCGCTATCAAAAATGACTACGGGGGTAAAAATAATCGCAGCAAGAATAAAAAGCGCAATACCTATTACTAGGTTTTCCTCAGTTGTTTTTTTCATTTTCTAAAAACTCCGTCTGGTTCGCCAGACCAGTTTGAACAGTCTTCAAGCATTACACGCTTTTCGTAACCCATATCTTTTTCTAGATTCCTAGATATTCCAATATCGCCAAACCTAGAAGCCATTGTTACGCGCCATCGCTCACCTTCATGATCGCAAAACAATTTATGCTTTTTAATTTCTTTCTCAAATTTAAACTGCAAAGTTGCTGGTAATCTGTGAAGAAACAAAAACCAACTTACAGTTTTGTCTGTATCGTGAGCGTCAATAAAATCATCAACTTCCATCATTTAACACCCATTCTATAGCGCTCAAAGTTTAGATATCTGACAAAATTTCTCGCATCCTCTTTCTTTGTCCATGAGCAAACATCTGGTATCCAGCATTGCCACTGTAATTTATTGCTGCAAAAGTAGATGTGAACTTTCCTATGGATCTTTCGCTGGCCAAGAATGTCATTAGTCGTTTTGCTATTCTTAATCACTTAACACCTCCATGATCAATTCCTTTCTTTTCTTCACCAAAATTTGGGCAGCTAAATTGCCTTGGCTCTTTATCATTAACATCTGACTTTATTTTAATGCAGCTCTCACAATAGCTAAGACCGTCCTTGCCTCTTGCCCATCGGCTGCACTCAATGCGTTCAGATCTAATATCGAACCAGCCGTTTTCAAGGCCGTAAAATAATGTTGGTGTCACCGAGACTACAAAGATAAACGCCACTATATAACCGTATTTATTCATGATGGTTCCTCTTCTGACCAGATAAGATCTATCTCTTCGTCTGACAATTTCATTTTTCCAATAATGGGCTGGGATTTGGCGCCTGATCGTATGGTGCCGTCAACTTCAACTGTGGCACCTTCCATGGATCGCTTCCAAATGGTTTGGGGCTGCTTATCGAGTTCCTCAGCAAGTCTTGAGGCAGCGCCATAGCCGCGAGATGATAGGATTTGTTTTAGTGTTGTTTTTAGCATGGGTTTTCGCTTTGTTGTTGTGAAAGTGCCAATGGTATCACCATTGATCTAGTCGTCAATTTTTAATTTATGAATTTAGCGCGTATATCAGCCAGAGAACATTGGTAATTACAATTAAAACCCAGACATTGAAAGTCATTTTCTTTTCATTATTAATCTCTTCCTTAAGATCATAATTTAGGCTCTCATAATAAAACCGCAAGGCATTAGAATTGGTTATTGCCTTCTTTAAATAATTTATCTCATATATAAGAAGATTTTTTTCATTTTCCTCTTTCTTCCTGTCTAGGTGATAGGCCAATTCATCACTTTTAATCTTGTTTCTTAAATCAATGATTTTTTCACTTTCACTCATACCATTCTCACCTCGCTGGTGACAGCAGCAACTAGAAGTGCGGTTAATGATGGCGGGTTAACCCATTTGTCAGTTCTAACTTCATGGCTATTTTCAACATCAAATTTCTTTATTTGCCAGAACTTGCAAATATCGATCTCGCCGTGCTTAGTTAGGTCTGAAGAAATCTGGGCCAGCCGTTTGGCCTTTTGGTCGGTAGTTGGTATCATAAAGGTTCACCAAGTCAGTAGGTTCTAAGTATTTGCCTATCCCGCCGGAATAGTTGTGGAGTATTTTTGTATCCATCGTGCAGCATATGGCAGAGATCTCTGCCAAGCTGATATATTCTTTATCTTCGCAAAGCTGATCCCTGACAGACGCTATCTCGCCATAGGCCTCAATGATTTTTTTGGCTGCGGCTTTTACAATATCTTCTTGCTGTTTATTCATATTAAAAAACCCTTATTCCAAATGCTCTAGAGATGCCAATACCACCGATAACGCAAAAAGCTAAAATCACAATTTCCATGTTATTTCCCTGCTGTGTTGTTGTCGTGTTTGATAATATATTATCAAACACTTGACGCAATGCAAGTGGATTTGCAAAAAAAAGGCCCCTAAGGGCCACAGGCAACAGCTGTTTTTAGATATCAATAATGTATCTGTTGTGGATGTTTAATTTATTAACCGCTCGGTATTGTTTGGTGTTAGGTAGCTTTTGCTTAATCAGTATGGGCAGTCGCTCGGTAAGCTTGCTGTGAAGATCCATGTCATCTTTTCTAACGTAGAAGACAAAGCGGTTGGTGTATCGAATAATAAAGTTCTTATCGACTTTCAGGCGATCCTTGTTGGGCTGAATAATCCATTTGTGTTTCATAACCTCATCGGAGACTTCATGGGCTGCCCTTGCATAGCAGTGCACAATGTTATTTTCCACCCACTCAATCATCACCTCTTTTCGCGGGTTGGTCCTAATATTGAGTCCGGCCTTTCTTAGGATCTTGGTATCAAGCCATCCCTTGCCACTGGTGAACTTTATTTTTTTAAGGTCTTCGAGTGATCGCACTGATTTCATTAGGCGCTCAGTGGACTCAAAGTCGTTGGTCATGCAGACTCTAACTCCCATCATGCCATCATAAATATCGATGTCTACAAGGTTAAATCGCTCGTTGAGCTCGTCTAGTTCGCTTGTGTAAATCACATCAATGGCGCCGGACTCCAAACCTTTCCTAGCGCCATTGGCTGAGAATTTAGAGCTCATCACATTAATGTCATGCTCAGGTAGCGCGGCCTTTAAAAGGTTCTTGGCATATGAGCTATTAGAGTCATTGTTTGAAAGAATGGTGATATCGGCATGAGCCGGAAAGCATAGCGCAATCGCCAGCAAAAAAAGTTGTTTCATAGGGTGTACCTCTTAAATACATAAAAAGCACCCCTAATGGTCAAAAGTGTTTAATTTATTAATCAGTCAGAATTCCCCAATTCCTAAATCAAGCCTAGTTCATGGCGCGTAAAGTTGCAAATTTATTTTTTGGAACACAAAAAACATCCAATTAAATCAGTGGGTTATATTGATTTCGGCGAGTTCTCGCCAACATTTAAAAACCTCATGAGGAAAAATTTATGCAATCTTTAGATACTGATATTCAATCTCTCGGCGGCGGCGGTATGGGTGGCTTTGGTGGTGGCGGATACAATCCTTTACTTTGGCTAATAACCCTGGGCTTCCTCGGCGGTCGTAACGGCCTATTGGGTGGTGGTAATGAAGCTGGCGCTGCTGCGGTTGGTGCTAACTCTGCAAAAATTGACTGCTTGCAGCAAGGTCAATCTTTCTTGCAGAACTCACTAAACCAGCAAACTCAAAGCCAAGAATCTGATCGTATTAACGACAATATCTCTCGAAGCTTTGTTAACCTGAACGACAACATCAACAACCTTTCAGGTATTCAGCGTGATGTTTCGGATACCATTTTCCGCCAAACAACTTTGTTGTCACAGCAAAACGCTCAAGAGAACAATGCAACATTGCGCACTCTTGCTGAGTGCTGCTGTGATCTTAAGTCTGGCCAGCAATCAATTGAAACTGCGATTGCTATGCAAACCAATGATTTGAACACTGTTTCTACAGCCCAAACTCAGCGTATTCTAGATGCTATCAACGATAACAAAGTTGCGGCTCTTGAGGCGGCATTGGCTGAGCGAACTAGCCAGTTGAATATCGCTGAGACTGTTAAGCAGATCAGTGAAAACTGCGGTTGCTGCAACGGCACTCAAGGCGGTGGCGGTACTACTGTTGATATCAACGTTATCTTAGCTGCTTTGTTGCGCAACCAAGGTGCAACATCATCAGCGCCAGGTAACAGCGGCAACACTCCTGCCAGCATTTAATAGCTAGTGTTTCAGGAGAGAATAAGGGTCAGAAATGGCCCTTGTTTGACAACTGTTGCTATGCATGAAAAAGCGCATTCTCATACTGAGAAAATGGCCTTAAGGGCTATGGAAAAGCATTTCATGGCATCGTCAGAGGGTCGGCCTTTTCAAGCTCAATACAATCAGCTTGAGCAGCAAATGATGAATATTCGAAAGCAATATAATGATTTGTGGGAAAAAGCTGAGCCAGCCTTTGTTGATTATATAAAGGCCAACGGCGGTGATTATTGATAAAGGGGCTTAGGCCCCTTTTTTATAGTCCATTCTGCATGTTGGATGGCGTGCTCATATCCTGAAATCTTTCTGCCAAATCTTTCATTTCTTCCTCTGTGATTGGCATCCACTTTTGACCCCTGTATATGCCTGCCGCGGCAGACCATTGCTGATCTGGCTTTGGCACAGCAATATAAAATTGCGCCTCTTCGTGAGGTGGTATTGGCGTATCATTGTAAAATGATGCCCCGCTAAAGTTCAAAGTCTTTAGTTGCTCGTAGTCAATTGAAAACCAATCATTATCCTTGAGTACGCCTATCTTCCAGTCTGCGCCTTGATTTGGTATAGCAAATATAAATCTAGCGCCTAAAATTCCCCTGATTTCATTTTTTGGAATATCACCTAAAACCTTCATATCAATCCCCGAGTTTGTGAGTTTCGCGGATTGTAGCAACTCAAGGCGCTAATTTATGCAACACAAAAATTACTGGCCTTCGCAGCTTACCTTGAAGTGAGCCCGTTTGAAGTTAAGCTGCCCTAGCTCACCCATGGAGGCGTTCTTTGCCTTATCCAAGGCCTCATAAACTTGATCAGTAACCCATCCTGCTAAATCGGTAAATGTGGCCTTGGCAGCGCCCTCACTTTCAGAGCCAAAGGTATCGCCGGCATCATTCTCAAATTCCACCTTAATATTTACCGACCATTGCAAAGGTATATGCTTGCTAAGCAATTGTTTGGCTTGCGTGAATATATAGCGGGCATGCATTTTGTAGCGCGGGTTTTGGTGTGAAAAGTTAACTGTTTTAGGGTCAATTACATATTCGCTAGCCTCATTACCATCATCAATAAACACCATCAGTTTTTCATCGGTCCACTGATATGACAGGCCAACAATCTCGCTTTTTAGCTTTGTTAGCATCTGCTGGTATGTGGGTTTTGGTTTCTTTCGCTTGTTTTTACTCTTAGCCATGGGCTCTCCTTGGGTGTGATAGGATATTGTTAATCCAATAGATTGATAAGATACTATCAAAGCATGCCAAGTTCAAACAATTTAGATGAAGCCAAGCTGATTGAGGCGCTAAAGAGCAAAGAGTATAAGAATAAGCTTCGCCGAGACCTTGATAGGTTTGACTCTAAAAAAAGCCTGATGAACTTTATTAAGCTTGGGTGGCATACGATTGAGCCCGGCAATGAGTTGAAGGCAAACTGGGGGATGGAGGCCATATGCGATCACTTAGAGGCGGTTACGCGTGGTGAGATTAGGCGGCTGCTGATTAATATCCCTCCTGGCACTTCCAAGAGCTTAACCACCAATGTTTTTTGGCCGGCTTGGGAGTGGGGACCTAAAGGTCTTTCTCATTATCGATATGTTAATGCTGCGCATGAGGTTAATTTGGCTGTCAGGGATAACCGCCGGTGCAAAAACCTGATTCAGTCGGATTGGTATCAGGGGATTTGGGGGGATAGCTTTTCATTTAGTGCAGATCAAAATCAAAAGCAAAACTACGAAAACACCAAAACAGGATTTAGGCAATCAAGTCCTGCAACATCAATGACGGGTAAGCGCGGTGACCGTGTGATATTCGATGATCCACACTCAGTCTCTAAAGCAGAGAGCGAGGCAGATAGAGAAAGTGTCTTGCTAACATTCTCAGAAGAGGTGCCAACACGACTCAATAAAATGGCTGAGAGCGCCATTATTGTCATTATGCAACGAGTACATGAGAGAGATGTTAGCGGCCTTATATTGGAAAACGAGATGGGTTATGAGCATCTAATGATTCCGATGGAGTTTGAATCAGATCGCCGATGCTACACCAAGGTTAGACCTAGCTATATTGAAAACCCCAACCCTACCACTGTCTACTTTAACCGAGAAGATAAAGTTTGGAGAATGGAAAAGCCAGATAGCAATGATTATGAGCCAAAATGCGAGCAGCGCTATAACATTGATCCAAGGAAGGAAGATGGCGAACTATTAGACCCTGTTCGATACCCTCAAAAGGCACTCGATGAGCTCAAGGCAGCACTCAGGGCTAAAGGTGGCACCTATGCCGAGGCTGGACAGCTGCAACAAAGACCGGCCCCCCGCGGCGGCGGTATGTTCAAGAAGTCGGACTTTCAATACATTGACAGTATAGCGGGAATTTCTGGCAAGGTTGTTAGGGGTTGGGATTTGGCGGCATCAGAAAAGAAAACATCACCTTATACCGTCGGCGTAAAAATGATGATCACCACTGATGGCAGAATAATCATCATTGATGTCAACAGATTCAAAAAATCACCCGGTAAGTGTGAGGATGATATAAAGGCTACCGCGGTTCGTGATGGCCATTCTGTTAGGCAGAATTTACCACAAGACCCAGGCCAAGCTGGCAAGGCGCAAAAGGCTGCGCTAACAAAACTGCTCCATGGCTTTGATGTGAAATTTTCACCAGAGTCTGGCTCTAAAGAGGTTCGCGCAATACCGTTTGCGGCGCAATGTGAGGGTTTGAATGTTTACTTGCTTCGCGGCCACTGGAATGATGCCTTTATCAATGAGGCTGGAATATTTCCTAATGGCACGTTTAAAGATCAGATAGATGCAGCGACAAGGGCTTATGCTTCACTGTTAGCGATGAAAGATAGCAAGATATCTAATGCATCAGCCCCTCAAGAGATTGAGTATGATGAGGATGACTACGACTAGTTCAACGACTGGTAGTAGTAGATCTCCTCTAGATTGAGATCCCTTACAAAGTTACCCGTGTAGTAGCCGTGGCAAGAGCTATTCTCCCATGAGCCATGGAACTCATCTCTTTTGCTAATCGCGCCTTGCATGGATGTGGCCTCAAGTTCATCGGATGATGCCAGTGCGACAATACCAATCGCACTATCAATATCGCCGTTAACAACCACATCACCACCTTCTAGGCCGTATATCGTATCAAGATACACATCAAAGGTAGATCCAAAAGAATCTGGGCACGCGCCTTCGAGCGTGTAGAATGTCACCGAGTACATGCCATTATTTGCTTGGCTGGTGTTTAGCACTGTTTTTTCATCGTCGTCACAACCAAAAAGAAACAGACTAAAAGATAAGATAAGGATTAAATTTTTCATGGTTTGAATCTCGTTTTTTAATGTTGATGTTTATTAATATATTATCAAATCATTATTTTGCAAGTTTTAATTTGATAATATCTGATCATATCAAGTTGACTTGGGGTGTATTTATGGAATACAGATTAAATGTAGAGGCCAAATTGAAGTGGTGGGGTAGGCCAGCCATATTTATTTTTAGCTGGCTTCCTGTTAATGAGGACTGGGCAGCGGACTGGATTGTCAGAAATGCATTCAAAATAAAAACGGTTGATAGCGAATGTTAGATTTTTTCAAGAGAAAGCCAGCGGCATCGCCCGCCAAAGAGATTGGTGATAGCGGTACACTAATCATTGGCTATCAAGTTCAAGATGATGAAAAGAATAGGGATCTATCAGGCCGCAAGAAGTATGACACCTATTCAAACAACTTGGCCAATATTGGTATTGTGGGTGCTGGCGTTCGATTCTTTCTCAACTATGCCGCGGCGGCAAAGTGGACGTTTGAGCCTGCTGATGATAGTAGTGAGTCTGAGCGATATGCCGACCTCACTAAAGAAATCCTGAATGGCATGAAAACACCTTGGCACAATGTCGTGCGCCGCGCGTGTGCCTATAAGTTTTGGGGTTTTAGCATCCAAGAGTGGACAACCAAAAAGCGTGAGGATGGCAGCATAGGTTTTTATGATGTTGCGCCGCGTCCTCAGTCCACTATTTATGGGTGGGATGCCGATGAAAAAGGAAAGATCACCAGTGTGATTCAAGAGTCCCCTTGGACCTATCAGCAAATCCACATCCCATATCAAAAAGTTGTTCATATCGTTGATGACTCGCTGAATGATTCACCTGAAGGTTTGGGGCTATTCCGCCATATTGCCGACTCATGCAAGCGACTGCTGCGCTATATGCAGCTTGAAGGCTATGGATTCGAAAGCGATTTGCAGGGCATGCCTATTGCCCGTGCGCCATCCAATAGGCTGGCTGAGCAAGTAAAAAGCGGTGAGATGACAAATGCGGAAATGAACGCCATGTTAAAGCCGCTAAAAAACATCATTAAGAATCACATTAAAAGTCCAAGTCGCGGCATCCTACTTGATTCAGAGCCTTATGAGGCCAAGTCGGATACTGGCACAGTGAGTACTGTGTATAAGTGGGACTTTGAAGTCATCAAAAGCAGCTCTGAGAGCTTCGAAAGCATTAACACGGCTATTAACCGCTTAGTGACTGATATCGCTATGACGTTGGGTGTCGAAGGTATGTTGGTTGGCGTTAATGGCCGAGGCTCGCAATCTCTTAGTGAGGACAAAAGCCAAAACTTTGTGATGATGGTTGACTCGGCGCTTAAGGAAGTTTGCGAATCATTCAAAAAGTCATTGATTGATAACTTGTGGAAGATTAATGGCTGGCCAGAAGATTACAAGCCAACCATGAAGCCTGAGGTAATGAAAAACAGGTCTATCACAGAGTTGACCCAGGCGCTTAAGGATGTGGCTAGTGCTGGGGCACCAATTACCCGCGCTGATAAAGCCTTGGAAGAGCTGTTTGAAATGATAGGGCTATCAAAGCTTGAAGGGGATGATGTTGATTTATCGCTTAATAACACTGGTCGAAAAATGCCAGATTCTTTTGATTTGGGGGATTTAGATGGCTCTAACACAGGGGACCAATAGCTACACTACGGTTGATGAGGCAAACGCATACTTCGAGGACAACTTGCAGTATGAAAGTTGGAACCCGATAACCGCCGAAGTAAAAAGCCGCGCCTTGATCACATCAAGCCAGCAAATCAGCCAGATTGTTTCTGATGATTACAAGCTACCTATGTCGGTTGAAGATATCACCAATGATTTGAAGGCTGCAACAGCTGAGCTCGCCCTGTATCTCTATCAAAATCCGGATGCTATTACACAATCAGGCACGGGCAGCAACACTAAGAGAGTTAAGGCGGGGAGTGCCGAGGTGGAGTTTTTCAGTGCTGAGTCTGGTGAGCGATTCCCCTATAACGTCATGGCGATTTTGAGGGGTGCTGGATTGATTGGTGGCAGTGAATCATCGGCGGCTGGTGCTGAGGCCTTTGGTACATGCGAAGAGTCTAGCTTTACGGATGATGAGTTTTATGAGCGGGGGGCGTTTAGGTAATGGGTAATAGGCTTTTTGGTATCGATATCGCCGGTCTAATAGCCAAGAATGTTGGAAAAGGTGTTTTGCCATGCACATTAACTGTCATTACAAAGGGTGATCGCAAGGCTAACCCAACTGCAGGCCGTGAAACAACTGAGCAATCAATTCAAGGCAGAGGCTTTATTGAAGAGTTCGAAGATAAGGACATTGATGGAACCAAAATAAAAATGGGTGATAAGTGGATAAACTTGATTGCCGATACTTTTGCTGGAAGCCCGGTGCCAAAGATTGGTAACAAAATCACCATTGAGGGTAAGGCGCATGAGATTGTTGGCACAATAGAGCGAGACCCCGCTGCCGCAATATACAAATGTCACTCGAGAGGCTTGTAAATGCCAAAGCTAGACAGCTATGACAGGATCATCAATCTGGTTGATCGTTTTATACCAAGAATAAAAAACGTGTTTAAAAATGCTGTTGCAAGAGTCAAAAGAAGCCTTGATTTGAAAGCTATTGAGCGATTGCTTGTTGAGGGCAATATTGACGATGCATTGGCTTTTATTTCAACGATACCAGCGGCAACCGCCACGGCTGTCAGTATCTCATTTAATCGCTCAGGTGAGGATACTGCTGAGTTAATTGCTGATGTCACCAAAACGCCGGTTGAGTACGACAACACAAATCCTCGCGCCACTGAAAAGATGCGCAACAACCGGTTATCAATGGTTAGAGAGTTTACCGCCGAACAGGTTTCCTCTACACGCCAAGCAATCGTAAGGGGCATTCAAAGGGGGGACAACCCTAGGGTTCAAGCTTTGGCCTTCCGTGACTCAATAGGCCTTACAGCAAAGCAAGAGCAGGCAGTTGAAAACTACCGCGTGCTACTCACCAAAAACAGCAAGCAGGCACTTGATAGGCAATTAAGGGATAAGCGCTTTGACTCAACTGTCAATAGAGCGATTGCTAATGATGAGCCCTTAAGCAAGCAGCAAATAGATCGCATGGTGGATCGATACCGTGAGCGCTATATCACTTACCGATCTGAAGTTATCGCGAGAACAGAATCATTGCGTGCAGTGCATGAGGGTGTAGATGAGATGTACCTGCAGGCCTTTGATGAGGGTGTCCTAGATCCCAATGAAATGGAAAAGGAATGGGTTCCCGCAAGGGATTCTCGTGTGCGCGATTCTCACCGCAGCATGAGAGGTCAAAAGCAACCGGAAGGCGAGGCTTTTATTTCGGGTGATGGAAACCGCTTGATGTACCCTGGTGACCCATCTGCACCGGCCAGCGACAGCATCCAATGTAGATGCGCTGTTGTTCATAATTTTAAACAGTAGAAAAATTAATGCGATTCAAATATTAAACACATAATCAGTTGTATTGATGTGTTTCTGCGTGGTATATTCGGCGAAAATTCATGCTTGAATGAGCTAAGTCAATGTCAGACAATCAGTTTTCAGCCTCTACACCGTTTATTAAAGTAGACACATCGCTAGGTCTTGTGTTGGGCTGGGGTATCATCTGCACCAAAAATGGTGAGGATTATTATGACACTCAAGGTGATAATCTTACTGAAGATTGCATGTTGCATGCCTCCACTGACTTTATGAAGAATTCAAACACCATTCGCGATATGCACATTGCTGGCGAAGAGGGTGTCATTAAAGGCTCTGTTGTTCACTCATTCCCCCTAACTGCCGAAATAGCCAAAGCCTTTGGTATAGAAACAAGCCAAACTGGCTGGATGGTGGCTATGGCGCCAGAGGATAAAAACATTTTGCAAAAGTTTGCCACCGGTGAATACACGGGTTTTTCTATCGGTGGTAGCTATGTTCCTGATTCTATCGAGATGATCAATGACTAAAAAAAGAAAGCATCACAGAATCAATATTCAAGAATTAAGCGCAGTTGATAGACCGGCCCAAAAGGGTGCGGTTATGAACATCATGAAGCGTGACAGATTTAACAAACACATTGACGCGGCTATCTGGGTAACGTTCCCGTAACTCTTTAAGCAATGGCGTC